TTACAGGTCCCTGAGAATAGCGTCGGGAACTCACAACTTTCCACAGAAGTTCAGCAGGTCATTCCGCTGGACCTTGACCCTGATACTGGTTATGTCAGCGTCGACTATGATCCGGTGACAAAGCGGATGTCCAGCTATGTGACGACAGATGGCGATGTATTTATTTCTCGTCTTCTGTTGGGTGATGACATCGTCGGCTTCTCAACACTGACTGAAGATGTACAGAATAAAATTATTGCACACCCACAGGATGTTGTGGATGCCCGCCCGGATGCAACGCGCTCAACGCTCTCCGAAATCGCGGTGCGGACCAATGCACGCGACGGCTCTGCCTGGTCTCCGCTGCCGTCGCATGTGTGTAAGGCCGCATTCGGAATTAATACGACCGGCACCGCGATTGAATACCGGCAGGCCAGCGGGCTGCTGTTCACCGGGAAAGCGCGGGCGGGCGTGTTTACACCAGGCGCGGTGCCATCGCTGACGAAAAAAGGGCGGTTCCTCACCACCGCAGTTACCACGCCGACAGGGACGTTTGCTGTCGGTGATTACTACAGCTACGAGGCCTATAACACAAACGGAAACCTCTCCGAGACACTACCTGGCACCTGGGGAAGTCAGAGCCTGTACTGCGGCGACAATCTTGTCTGGAATGGTACAGAGTTCGTCATCCAGCGTGGGCCGGGCACCGGTGTGATTAAAATCGCGGATAGCTGGTATGAGGTGACTGCTGCTGGGACGTTCAACGGCATGGCGCTGCAGGCGGGGGACAAACTATTGTACACCGGACTGCAAACTGCCGGTGGTGCATCCATGACTCCACGATGGGTGTTGCTGTCATCAGCCAGTGATGCACTGGTTTACGCAGGGGAGTTTGCTCCTGCCTCTGGTTATCCTGCTAGTCCACTGCGTAATTCGGTCTATCAGGCATCCGCAGCGGGTACCATTTCAGGAAATAGTTTTTCTGCCGGAGATTACGCTCTCTGGGATGGCTCCGCGTGGATTCGCATAGCAGGTCAGGCATCCGTTACTGTTGCTGCAGGCAGCTCTATCAGCCTGCGGTGTAGTCAAAACTCTGACGAGTGGGAAATTCGTCGTTCTGATAAGAGCTCTGGCCCTGTCGGTGTAAGGCTGAAAGCTCAGGTGATGACGACAATCCGTAAATCGCTGGCCAGCAAACTGCTGCTTATCGGCGACTCGATGTTCGGCAGTGGAAATTCCGGCAACCAAATCCTTTCAGAGGTGAGCGTGCCCGGGGAGGTCCGCTCCTATGGCGGCTCTACTTCCGATCAGGTCCTCGGTATGTTAAAGCAGGAAATTCTTGTTAACGGGGATAATTATGCCGGACAGGTCATCTGCTTTTGGCACGGACAAAATAACCAGCCGACAACTGATTTAAATGCTGCACAAATCAGGCAGGATTCTATTGAAATGGCTGCATTGGTTGGGGCCAGGGATGCCAGATATATATTCCTGACAATTATGGGGCAAAGGACAGAGACATGGAACGGTTCACGAATTGTTGTGCAGCAGCATGAGGACCAGTACGCCAAAACAGGTGTTCTTTACGAACTTGGAGAATGGTACAGAAGAATATTTCCAGGGCGTTTCTTTAACGTATATCAAAATATGCTTTCTGCTGCTACTGACGCAATTGATCCTACTTTCCCGGGCATGAGCGAAAAACAAGTTGCTGTTACTTATGGCGTTTTACCATGGTCATTTTTCAATGGCGGATCATTTACAGGGTTCACAACAAACGACCTGGTATACAAAGGCACATGGAGTGACACAGTATTACCAACTGGTGGTAGTTCTATGGATTACTACATCAGGATAGGCGGTGGAACCGTTGGAAACATTATTTACAATAATGGCGGTGTATGGTCTGAAAAATCAATAGACCGGACACACCTTAGTAACTCTGGTGGTCTTGCGCTTGCTAATGGAGGGGCAGGTTTTTCCACAATATCATCCAGCGAAGGTCTTGCCGGAATGCTTAACAATAACTTTTTCTTTTGAGGAATAAAATATGGGTCGCGCCAATCCTTTATATGGAGCTAATTTTACAGATCCAAGAATGCCTATTTTTTATCCGTACCCTGGGTTAACTGATGGCTCTCTTGGTCTGCTGGATGCCTATGAAGTGGATGAAAACTTTAATTTATCAGCGACAGGTACTGATATATCAACAACGCCAAATTTAGCCGCGATCCCAGCCGCCACCTTAACTGGTGTATCGCAGGCCGATCTGGACTTTAAGTATTCAAATACACTTGGTAGCACTGAAGTTAAATTTGAGAGAACACCAAAGCTTGGTATTCATGGCATAGTCTCTCAGGTCAATCAGGTGTCTGGCCACCTGGCCCGGTTCCGCTGCCCTGGCATCCTGCCGTACGTTGTTGCACATCAGAATGATCATCAGTTCGCAGTATTTGTGCATCATCGTATTACTCGAGATAAGCCGTCATCGACGAGCCAGAACCCTTCAGAAGTGTTGATGTCGCATAACTCAGCTCCATCTAGTAACAAGTTGCTGATTGCCAGTCTGGATGGAGGGTTGACGGGTAATCCTGCCCTGAAATCTCAAGCGTCAGCAAAAACAGGCACAGATATGGCTGTCGCAACTGCTTACTACGACCATATGGTTTGGGGGTCACCTAGCGGTTTCGGTACGCTACTGAACAATTTGTGTCGTTCATACGTCCTTTACAGATGGCATTTTATCGATCTCACTGCAGCAGGCATGACCATGGCAGAGGCCACGGCGTCTGAACAGGATATCTTTAACAGGCGATTCAGTTCAGGCGGGAAGTACTATGGCGACACGATCCCAACAAATCCGTCCACCTTTCCGTAGCAGCTATTGATCTGTCTTTGAAGTATAACTACTGTATATAAAAACAGTATTCAGTAGGGGGCAGATCATGCATCGGGCGTCAGACATCAATCAGGCATTCCGCGAGTCGGTATTGCGCAACTCCAAAGGTTTTCAGTACCTGCACACAAAGGATTTTGTGTCAGCGCTGCGCCGGCGTGGGGTGCACTTTACCGACTCAGAGGCTAATGCGTGGATATCTAGAGAGCAGACGTACTTTGTCGACAAAACCACCGACCATAGCGAAAACAGGCTGTGGATGATGGCCAACATGGGGAGGGTGATCTAATGGGCTTTCCTTCACCGGCGTCCGACTACGTCGAGCAGCGACTGTCTGTCAACTCGATCTGCAATGTAGGTCCAAACACGCTAGTTTTCGAGCGTTCTGGTGGTTACGTTGTACTGGATATCTCCCTGAAGCCAAGGCAGGGAAGTCAGGTTCTGATCCAGCACGGTGGCGGGACGGAGCTTGCCACGTTGAGAGGTAGGTCTCTGATTACCGAAGACGGCGAAGCGATTGAAGGCGAGGCTCTGGATGATGTCACTGTCGCCGGCGTCGTGACGTTTACTATCTGCGATGTGCGCCAGGACAATGGGGTTGTTTAGTTGCAGTCAATTGATGGAAGATTTCGCATGGCAGGCGTCTTGGGGCATGGGTGGGGCAAAGTCCGATAATTTCTGGTTCAACATAGCAATCTGATCGCTGCTGCTGTCGGCCATCCAGGCGCCGTAAACATTGAAAACCATCTGGGCGCTGGAGTGTCCCATTTGGCTGGCAATGAAACTCGGATTGGCCCCGGCAGACAGCGACCAGCAGGCGTAAGTGTGTCTCGACTGATACGCCTTGCGGTGCCTTAAACCTGACCGTTTAAGCGCCGCATCCCATGAGTCACCAACTGAATCGGCTTTGTATAGGTAACCTACGCTGCCACTTTTTTTAACCAACTGAGGATTGAACACAAATGTACAGTCGTGAATGACCGTTCGGCCATACTCCCGCAGTTGTACCTCAACCTGATACTGCTTGCCTAACCTGGTCATTTCCGCCTGGTTCCTCAAAGCGTCAATGGCTGGCTTGATCAGGTGAACGACCCTGTCGGTACCGGCTTCGGTTTTTGGTAGAGTGAAATCACCGAGTTTCGTATAATTCCGGCGTATGGTCATCGTTCCAGTTTTCAGATCTATGTCTTCCCATGCGAGGGAGACCAGCTCACCGTGACGTAATCCTGTGTATACCGCAATTGACCACAGGTTTTTCGTTTGCTGATGCTTGCAGGCATCTATGAAGCGAACGAATTCATCACGTGTGAGCGGATCTGGTTCTATCCTGGCCCTCTTTAGCGGCTTGATGCCGTTAAACGGGTTTTCACTCACATAGCCATTATCAACAGCAAACTGAAACATACCCGCGATCGTGGTCATGTAGTAGTTTACCGTCACCACACTCAACCCTTTATCCCCCGCCAGCATATCCTTCCTGATATAGAGAAGCTCTTCTCTTGTCACAGACGAAACCAGCTTATTCGTGCCAACCCTCGGCAGCATGCTTCTCACCACCGATTCATACCTGTTTATGGCATTAGCGCAGATCTCCATCCGTTTAAGCTCAAGCCATTTTTCAGACAGATCTTTTACGGTGATATCTTTCTTCCCGATGCCGAAGGTTTTCAGATTTGGCGAGTTGGGGAATTGGGCCGCATAGTCAAAGGTCCCCATGCGGATAGCGAAACAAACTGACGTTCTCAGCTCCCCGGCCACCTTCCTGTTTTTAGCGGTGTCAGGGACACCGAGGTTTTCCCTGACACGCTTACCTTTAAAAATGAACCATATGCGGAGTGATTTTCCGTGGTTCTCAACGCCCGTTGGGTATGATTCTTTACTCATTGTTCCCTCCCGACGTCCAGGAGCAGTGAAAGATTACCTGTTTCATGCTAATCGATCACTACCCCTGGCTGTTTCATGGCATAAATCCAGGCATCTACCGCTTTTCTGTTGTACATAAATTCGCAATGGGGCTTTGGATCCCCGTCAGAAGAAATATGCTTGTACTCTCGCCCCAGCAGCCAGGATAATTTACGAGCACGCGTAATGGTGCCGCGCTTCAAGCCTGTAACCGCCATCAACAGGTCTTCTGAAACCCAATCATTTGTCTCTACCTGGATTATTGTCTGCATGCATCACCTCTGCTGCACTCTTTATCTGATATAGAATTCCCAGCCGCTGGCGACGGAGTTCAAAACCTTAACCGCCATTTCAGCCGCTTCCTTGCTGTCGTAACCCTGGAAATAAACCACTTCTCCAGTGCGTTTAAGTTTCATCATTACCCACATACATCACCTCAGGTGCTTACCACGCTCTTCAAACTCTTCTTGGCAATCAGCGCAGCGCTGGCAGCCCGCCACCAGTTCCCGGCGCCGCTGCGGGTATCTCTTCCCCGCAGTCGCGGCAGTGAGTAGCCGAGACTGCCGCATGGTTGATGCGCATGTTCTGGATGGTCATTTCCAGCCGGCGCTCTGCCAGCTCGTTGGCCTGATCGATGATTTCTGCGCTCATGCTCATTCCTCACTTTTAAGTTCATCAGGCAACTCAACTTCATTACCCAACTGCGCGAATACGACTGCTCGACATACAGCAGCGCGGGGATTGTCTGCAAGGAGTCCACGTCGCTTACCTGGAGACGCTAACTCGCTCACGCCAACCCAGTGGTAGACTTTTCCTGTGGCGGGATCTGCCGACTGGTAACAACTGATCGAAAAGCTCTCCATTAACTCTCCGCACTGGCTCCAGTCGGTAGATGGTGAAAATACATAGCGGCTATGGCGTTTGCTTTTCTCACCACATAGCTGATGCATTCCATTTAAATAGACCTGAGCATCTTGCGGCCTGGTAACTTCTCCACCTATCGCGATAGCTACTGCAACATCAAGGTGTAGTCCTGTAAGGCTTTCTGTCTTCACTTTCATGCTGCACCGCCTTCACTTTTTTCCGCTTCAACCGCCATCTGCTCAAGCTTTCGTGAAAGCTCGGCAGACAGTGCCTGGAACTCTTCCTCTGTCGCTACCGGGATCGGCACAAAACGGATGCCGATATGAGCGAGGCCATGTGCGGCCTCAAGGCATTTCCTTAAATCAACGGGAGAGGCTCTGTTCATGCTGCACCGCCTTCAACACGCTTGAACTCGATAACCCAAACCCAGGGGTTGGCTTTCCAGCTCTCCTCGCCGTAGATTGAGTCCCACAGCTCGCGGAATGCTAAACCGGCTTCCATAGGGCCAGATGCGGCAATAACACCCTCGGCGCGTGCATCGTCCTGGCTCATGCTGCGTAGGCGCTCAACCCGCACGTCGGTTATTTCCAGCTGAATGCGACTGGCGGTGCGTGGCATGTGAATGGATGGCGTCCAGCGAATTTCTTCAGCCGGCGGCACGTTTTCATAAATCGAAGGAACATGCTCAGGATAATTAGCACGATAAAGCTTTAGGTCCGGCGCGCTGGCGCCAGCTTCCGCCCACGTCTCACGCACCCAGATGCGATCGCCTGGCTTGCCAAATGCGCTGTTCAGATAGTTCCCTGCCGACAGTTCCCCTGCCAGTTCATTGCCAGCCAGCTCGCACCCAAGGTTTTTATCATGCACAGGGAACTTCACTGGGCGCCGTGTCTGTGTCTTACGACCGTCGAGAATTGCTCGCACCATCTCCCCGTTAAAAATCATTCCGCGTTCTTTCATGATTCCACTCCATACCGCCCATTCATGCGGCCAATAACACTGACAAATTTCACCAGGCTGACACCCATCGGCTTTACCTTCTCGTAGTGCTTGCGAAGGATGGGGGGGCATACAGCGTTCCACTTCGGTTTAGGCTTTACGCTCATCGCTTTGGTTATCTCTTCTGCGCAGCGACGAGCCTGGGCGCGGAGAGCATTTTCTTTTTCTTCTGGCGTCATGCTGCCTCCGTCTTCACAACGTCAATGGCGCAGCCGGGGATTAACTCAACGGAAGCGGTGGCGCACTGGTTACCCCAGTGGCTCCAGCCTGGTGCTGCGCTGCGGCTGAATAACTCAATCCGTGGCACGTCTCCGTAGAGCAGCTCCAGGCGGTGGCGAACTTCCCACGGTTTCTCGCTGTGAGCGCCGAGGGGGCTGTAGACCACCTGCTTAATGCCGGCGTGCTTGCGTTCCAGCCCGGCGCCGCGGGTGGCGATCAGCACGTCTTCCGTGTTGGCGCGGGTGTGGTTGCCGCCATTCATGCGCGTCTCTGCATTCAGCAGGTCGAGGAAGTCGTAAAAGTCGGAGATCTCTCCCTCGGCCAGAGCCTTGGTAATGCGCAGCTCGGCCAGCTGATTCAACTTCACCCAGGTGAAACCCTTCATTGTGCGCACCGTAAATCCCCAGGCCTCGGCCAGCTCGATCGCCTCCTGGTTGTGGGTGCCGGTGTACCACATCGCCAGCGCAGCGTTATCCGCGGCGAGCTCCCATACCGGCAGCCGCTTCATATCTAGAAGGCTCATGGTGGGGTAGTGGTCGGCGGCGGCACCGTTGCTGATCGTGTTCCCGTAAGACCAGGCCGGGTCAGCATAGATAAGTGAGTAGCGGTTCATTGGGCACCTCTTTTCGTGTCTGCCTTTCTCATGCGGCTTAAAGTCCTGGATACCGACGCAACGCTGCGGCCCATCTTCATGGCAATGCTTTTATGCGACTCGCCGGCAGCGCGCAGTTCAGCGGCGATCTGCTTCTCTTCTGGCTTCCAGGGTTTGTAGACAAACGCTGTGCTGATGGAATAGCTCTGTGCCAGGCGGTAGAAGTTCGCCTGGCTAATCCCCAGCGCATCCGCTGCGCGACAGGCAGGCATGGTTCCGGCTACGGCGCGGAATTGCTCTGGTGTGATGCTCTGCTTATTCATTGTGCCTCCCGAGATAACCGGTAAATTTCTCCGCCAAGTGTCCCGTTTCCCCAGCGCTCGACGGTCAGGAATGGCTTAACCATTTCCAGTTCAGGCGCCGAGATGAACACTTCTTTCATCTCAAGTGCTGGCGCCCACCCGGCGTAATAAGGTTCATGAACATTCAGGGTTATCCCTGCGTTGTGCCCAAGGGCGCCCGCTGCGGTCTGCCAGCGATGAAATACCGTAATGTTGTTCCGCGCGTCCTTGCGCAGGATGGACAGGATTGACTCAGCTGTTACTTTCATGGCTGCCACCACTTGCGGCTTGTTTCAGCTCTCTCAGGCGGATGCCGGTAACGTCTCTGCACTTCGTCTGATGTTCAGGGAAGCCATGAAGGCTGTTCCATGCTTTCCCGTAGTTATCCTGGAGGGCCTTCGGATCGTTCTCTGAGCCTGCGTAAGCAGTGAAATCAGCGAGAATCTGATCTGCGTCTGCTGGCCTTACCTGGTGAGCCTCATAGTCAGGGTCCACAGCCGTCTCTTCTGTAGGGATGCAGAACGCCTGAAAGGCTGCATATTTGTACGCAATCGACATGGCCTTGTTCGTTGCTTTATCGCCGCTATCCATCGCCTCGCCGTAGGTGACGACGGTATGAATGCTGCCGTCCTCCGTGCTGACAAAATCGAACTCAGCCCGGACGGTTACATAAAACAACGCGCCACCATTTTTACTGGTTCTTTCACAGCATGACCGCTCAGTACACCGCGGGAGGATCAGTAACTTGTGCTTCACCAGGGCAGGGGCAAGAGCGTTGTAAACGTCATCGATCCCACGGAATGCGTAGTTGACCTGGCTGCCCTGTTTTCTGGCCTTGCTGATGCCTTTCTCTGCCAGCTCTCCGGCCACAGCGCTGATAGCGGCGTATACTTTTTTATCCGTCATTGAAAATCCCCCGCGAATTCATCCCAGCTGATCACCGGGTTCTGCCGTTCCGCAGAAAGGTTTACTGGTTCGTCATCGTCGAAATCACGTTCGCCGATCGCATCGCTCATCAGCTGAATGAATTCGTCGTCATTCCATTTTTCCGCCGCACTCATGCTGCTTTCTCCCGATGAGTAATGGCGTAGCCATGCTCCGCCAGGCATTCGATCACCACGTCCCAATCCAGTTGCATGAGGATTTCACGACTGTTAACCGTCCCCGATAGCACTACGTCTTCAAGATCGACGGTTAACGTGTTATGCGGGCCTACAGATGTGCGCATGTCTGTGCATTCACATTTGATGTTCATAAGCACCTCAGTATTTGATGGTTGTCGCAGGGACTTTCCCGAGAGCCACAGCAATGATGCAGGCCTTAGCCCATTCATAAGGGATGCCATGATCGATAAGAGCCTGTACCGCTGCTGTATTTATCCCGCGGCGATGTTCAACATCAGCGGCGCGGCGCGATTCTTCTTCGGCCTTGCGCTTCTCCTCAGCCAGGCGGGCTTGTTCGCGTTGCTCTGCCTCGCGGCGGATGCGATCGGCTTCTTCCTGAGCTTTGCGGCGCTCCGCTTCGATAGCGGCCTGCTTGTCAGCCTCAGCTTTCTGCTCGGCTGCAATGCGATCTCGCTCTGCCTGCTCAGCTTGTGCTTTCAACACAGCTTCACGATGCGCCGCTTCTTCACGTTCACGCTGTGCGCGCTGCTCAACTTCGCGGGCTGCTGCAGCTGCTGCCAGTCGCTTAATTTCTTCTTCATGGGCAATGCGCTGGCGCTCAGCCTCAGCCGCTTTATCTGCCTGCTCACGATCGAAAGCGTCATTCATCAGCAGAGCCATTTCGTGGTCAGACTCAATCCGAGCAGCCAGCTGCCGATCGAACTCTTCATTCATGGCCAGTGCTTCGACGTGAAGGGCGAGCATGGCTTCTTCGGCCTTAATGCGTTCCTGTTCGGCTTCCCATTCGGTCAACGGCTTACGTGTCGCATCGCGCAGCTCGTCACATGCGTCAACGAACCGCTTAATTTCCGCCTCAGCAGGGCGCACAGCCTCTTTAAGGCGCTTCAGGTACTCGCGCCCCGGCTTCTCGATTGCCGTCTTGCTGCGTGATACCTGCGCCGCGAGAGAAGCGACACGGTCACGACCTTTCTTGGTGGTCAGATCCGGAACCTCGTTCACGGCCTGCCGAATCTGCTCAAGGTAAGCGTCAAGACCGCCAGCCCGGTACAGGGTCGGCGCCTGTTCTGGTTTTATTTCGATGACGGTTAAATCCATTATTTCGCTCATGGTTTCCCCTGAAATTTGGTTGTGAAACGCCCGGCACCGTAATGGCCGCCTGATAGCTCAGTTAAATTCGTGCGCTGATATGCGCGGTTAATGCGTCCCGGCTGGTACCAGGTTCGGTTCGATACTGCGTGAAGCGTATGGCCGGCGGATGTGGCGCAGATTTCCCTGCGGCTCATGCCAGTAGCTGCCGTCGCGATAGTCGAAGCTGACCAGCCAGGCGGCACCGGTGCGGCGATTGCGCATCATCACGGCGCGTCCGTTGTTAGGAATTGAGTTAGCCATTGAACACCCCCGTAACGTGCAGAATTTTGATAATCAACGCTGTCCAGATAACGCCGCAGATCAGCAGGCAGTAAATCAGTGAACGAATGCCTTGTTTGCTCATTTGCCACCCCAGCACGGATAGCTAACTGCGAGAACAGCAACCAAAAACGGAACGACCTTTAACCAAAAATTACGCCATGCAGGCTTGTCTTCTTCGCGGATCATCTCTTCACCTTTGCCTTGTCGCGGCTAACGGAGCGTTGTTACCTATTACCGGCGCCAACGTTGTTGTTTGGATGAGATGATAATACTCCGGGTATTATTTTATATCAATACCGCTAGTATTATGAAATTTAATAAAACTACTAAAGGTATGATTTTAAAGTTGATTTATTTTTGTAAAGAGTGCTGTTATGCTCAAAAAAACATCATAAAGGGGTGTTGGCATGTCGAATGAGGATGAGTTTTTCGCAGAAATGCATCCGCAGATAGCGCAGATTATCGGGATAGCGGTTATGCAGCTGCTGGTTGAGAAGCGCGAGCCATCAAGAGAGGCGTTGATAGAGATGATTCAGATGTTGTGGCAGGGAGACCAGGTAGATCTGCCTGTGGAGCTGGCTCTGGACGTGCTGATGCTGAGGGAAGAGTAGGGCAATAAAAAACCGGCGCGGTGGCCGGGTTATTTAATTAAATATTTAGAAAAAACAGCTAGTAACACGGTTATCACTATAGCTGTAATGATTTTCCATGTTTGAGCATTCAACTCCTTATGTAGCTCTGTTTTTACTGACTGAATATCTTCCTTGGAAGCTAGCTTGTCTTTGATGATTGCAACATCGGTTACAAGGGTTGCGACTTTGTTTTCAAGTTCTTTCACTCTCTGAAGCATATCGTCTCCTCCGCCCCCTCCATCATCATTATTATGTGGTTGAGGGATTCGTTCTTCATCTTCAGGCCTCAGCTTGTACATCCTTGCTGTCACTATTGATCCCTCAACGTTGTTTTAACGATTACTATAGAGCAAGTCTTTTCATCAACCAAATGCTGCCTGCTTTGTTCATCTATTTCAAATAACTCCAAAGTTATGTCATATGTACCTGGGGTTGTAGGCTTAACTCCTTTTAGATGCAACTGAGTTCCAACAAGGAGACTGTTCTCATCAGGTTTTGTGAACATAAAATTTTGCGAATGATTTTCGTCATTGTTTGCGTTCGAGTCTAAAACTGAATCACCGTTATGCTTAACGTCAAGGGTAGTTACATACTCTTTTGATGAATCTAGGAAAACAGCCATAGTTATATAAAAAGACAAGGGAGAATCAAAGCTACCTACTGTTATAAGTGGCGTTGGAGCCATATAGGCTGTTATGGCAAGCCCCGCCTGGACTAGCGTGGGATAGAGGATAAGAATTTTTTCTTCAATCATGAACTGCACTCCTTGCTGTATCAACCGTGTTTTCGGTAAGTCTGCGGCATGCTGCCGATCACACAAGCCTTAACTTAGTTTCTACGGCCACACCAATGATTCGACAGTTTCCGTTGATGGGAACCAATGGCCATTGAGGGTTTAAGCCCTTCAGGTACTTCTGGTCACCATCAATGATCAGTTTTTTAAATGTCGCCTCGTTTGATTCCGAGAGTTTTGCAATAACGAGGCTTCCGTTGACCGGCTCCCTTCCGGTATCAAAAAGAACATATGTACCCTCAGGTATGCTGAGCCCGACCGGGGCAGTCATGGATTCCCCCTCGACCAACAACCAGAACGCTTCCCCCTGGATGTGAGCGTCTGATTCGAGCCATAGATCGATATCTTTAAGTGCATACGGCTCGCACGCTTCCGACCAATTCCCAGCCTGAATCTTGCTTAATACAGGGTATTTAATGCCTGGGGCGTACTGGCCTACATACTTGGCATTCGATGTAGCGGCAGCACTCATTGCAGATATTTCTTTCGCAAGGCTGGGGCTAAAATCAGAGACATCCACCTGGAGGGCTCTGGCAAAAACAGCAGCCACGGCAGCATTAAGGGCATTCCTGCCATTCAGGTAATGCCCAACGCCACCCTGAGATATGTCTAGCATGTCAGCTATTGATTGCTGTGTGATCCCAAGCTCTTTTTTCTTGGCTTCATAGAGGGCTTTCAGCCTTTCTGCGTCAGCGATCTGAGCCGATGTCAGTGTCTTTTTCTTTTCCATTTTCAAATAGTAATACCAATGCTCTTATTTTAAAAATGCTTGCGGTATTGCAATGTTTAATACTTGTGGTATTGTTTGCTCATGAGTTGATAGGAGCTAACCACATGAAAATTTCTTTAGCTGAATACGTTGACGAAGTTGGACAGGCAAGAGCTGCTGATGCCATCGGCGTTCACCAGACCGCAATTAGTAAAGCTATCCGGGTAGGACGGAAGATTTTCGTTAACACCCTGCCTGATGGAAAAATTAAGGCTGAAGAGATCAAGCCTTTCCCACATAACAGAAATCCTGATTAAACAAAGCTGAATTGAGCAGTCAGCGGGTTCTGACTGAGTAATTCAGCCATTCCAAACAACACCAGAGGAAGTATTGCAGATGGAGAATTCAACAGCACGAAACAAACACCAGGCCAGGAATATTGAGTCATGGCTGCATAACCAAATCGCAATGAAGGGGACGACCAATGTGGCCAATGCCATGGGTCTTACAAAGTCGAGCATCAGTAAATGGAAGGAAACCTGGATTCCGAAAATAGCGATGTTACTGGCGGTCTTGGAGTGGGGAGTGGTCGATGACGATATGTCTCGACTGGCGAAAGAAGTAGCAAGCCTGCTTAGAAAAGAGATGGCCCCAAAGTGCTCGCAACACTTTGAGGCCTGATGCGAATTAACTGAACAAATTCACAGGAGTAATTATGGCAAATACTGTCGAAGTAATCAATTTCCCTGTGCCTGTCGTGGCACTACAGGAGCTGCGCGTGGCAGATCTCGACGATGGGTTTACGCGCATCGCCAATGAGCTCCTTGAAGCTGTCATGCGTGCGGGTCTGTCGCAGCATCAGCTTTTGGTGTTCATGGCTGTCATGCGCAAAACATACGGCTTCAACAAGAAATCTGACTGGGTCAGTAACGAGCAGCTCTCGGAGCTGACCGGCATTCTCCCGCATAAGTGCTCAGCTGCAAAAAGCGTCCTGGTTAAGCGGGGGATATTAACTCAAACCGGTCGTGTTATCGGGATTAATAAAACGGTCAGCGAATGGTCATCTTTACCCGTAAAAGGTACAGAAAAAAAACCTTACCTGAAAAAGGTAACATTACCCGAATCAGGTAAGAAAAGTTTACCAGAATCAGGTAACGCCTATTACCCGAATCAGGTAAACACAAAATACAAACATACAAAAGACAATAAAGACAATATTAATAACCCCCCTAAATCCCCACGGGCGGTTTCGTTCGATGCGTTAGCTGTTCAGTTGCCTGACTGGCTTTCTGCAGAAATCTGGTCGTCATGGGTGGCATATCGTCGCGACCTGAAAAAGCCGATCAAGTCTCAGCAGACGGTCACCCAGGCTATCAACCTGCTGGACCGCTGCAGACTGAACGGTTACGCGCCCGAAGAAATTATCAACCGCAGCATCGCCAATGGCTGGCAAGGCCTGTTTGAGCCAAATGGTGCCAAGCCTCAACCAAGTCAACAGGTGCGAGTTGCCGAAAATTTCGCAGGGAAGGACTACGGGCAGACTGAAATCCCATCATGGGCGAGGGACTGATCATGGAACTGGAAGAAAAAATCACTGCCATTGAGCGGATGCTTGATCAGCTGAGTAAGCCACCGGAAGACATCCCGAATTGCGAGGTGGTTATTGAGCGCGTCTGTTGCGAAAAGCATGGCGAGTATGAGCAGCGAAAGCGGATCCTGACCAGCAGCAGCATCATCAATCTGCCATCACCGCCGACACGCTGCCCGGGCTGCCTGGAAGACGAACTGAATTTTCTGAAGGATGAAAAGGTTCGCTGGGATAAGCGAGTTCGCCAGCAAACTGCAGAAAGGCTGCTTCGACAGCTGGACATACCAGAGCGCTTCTCCACGTGCACTCTGGACAGCTACAAGCCTGTTGGGAAGGATTCTGAGCGAGCATTACGGGTCTGCCAGGCCTACGCATCGAAATGGACTGATCGCCTCCAGCAGGGCGGTGGGTTGGTTATGTGTGGCAAGCCTGGTACCGGTAAAAACCACCTTGCGCTGGCCATTGCCCGTCATGTGATTGAGCACCACCAAAGCTCAGTCATTTTCACGACGGCGCTGAAGATTGCCCGGGAGTTTAAATCGACCTGGTCAAAAACAGCCACGCGCACTGAGGATGAGGTGATCCGCTACTTCACGAAGCCAGACCTTCTGATTGTCGATGAGGTTGGTGTGCAGTTTGGCAGCGAAGCCGAGAAGATGATCATGTTTGAAATCATCAACACCCGCTACGAGCGCCTGAAGCCGACGATCCTGATCAGCAACCTGCCTAAGGATGAGCTGACGCAGTTTATCGGCGAGCGCGTCATCGACCGCATGAACGACGGCGGCGGATGCACGATTTCGTTTACCTGGGACAGCTATCGGGAGAACCGGTCATGAAAAAGAACTCTGGCAAACAAGCCGTTATTAACTTCATCGGCCAGCATCCTGGCTGCAGCTTTCAGGATATCCGCCGCGGTACCGGTCTTGACTCTTCAGTGGTCAATTCCTCCCTGTGGCAGATGCACCGTGACGGCCAGGTTAAGCGTGAAGGTGAGTGCAGGAGCTACCGCTACACCCTGATCGACACAACAGCCGTAACCGAAAGCGATCCGTCTGTTCAGTATCGCCAGCGTCCTGGCGGTGTAAACCCAATGACCAACCTGTTTAACCAGTGCCTGGCGGGAGTAAGAAAATGAAAAACGAAGTCGAACAGATTGCACTGCAAAACGATATGAGCATTGAATTCGTAACCTGGTTCTTTAACGAGAAGAAGGTGGGGTGCGGGAATGTCTGGTTCATGATGATGGCTGCAATGTGGGAGGGCTGGAAAGGTCGTAGCATCGAAATGGATAAGCTGGCTACGGAGAATATGGCGCTGAAGGCAGCCGTTGCGGAAGAGATTGAAGTTATCAATCGTGGTGGCCAGCGGTACTGCGTGAAGGACGGCATGTCCATAAATCCGATATATGCGCGCGGATGGAATGACCACCGGGCTAATGTGACGGCAGTACAAACCCCCGCTACCGATGCCTACCTGGCCGGGATTAAGGCTGATGGGGTTGAGGAGTTCATTGGTCTCCTGCAGCAGCATGTCGATGAGGGTGATTTTGTAGGCGATGAAGTTGCCGTAATTGTTGGCGCTATCGACTGCGGTAAGGAGTTTTTCGAGCAACTGCGCGAGGGGGCCGACAAATGAGCATCGCCACTTATCTCAATACCGGTTTAGCCATTCTGGGGTGGGCATACATCATGGTTAAAACAGGCCAGTGGATTACCAAAAATGCTCTGAGGCAGTGGGACAAGCGTCGTAAGGAATCTCGCCGCCAGAAAGCTGTGAATGAGTTTTATGACGCCTTTGAACTTAACAGCCTGGAACCTGGCTCTACCGTTCGCCTGGCCACTAAAGGCGACCTGACAATCATGATGTTCCGCAGCGAGGGGGCCGACAAATGAGCAAGACGCTGGACATTCGCGCCGGTGACCGGTTCGAAACAGTTTACCCATTCATTTTCGTATGCACTGACCATCAGCAATGGGACGGAAATGTATTCACCGATGAAAGGTGGATTGGTGGTTGCCGAAAGACATTTGAGCCAGCTGATTGCGGTTATGGAGACCAGGCCGTTTACACAGCTGATGCAGAAGGGAAAAGAATCCTTGAGGTTCTGTCTGTCGCTGAGATGCCTGGAAAGTGGCAGCGCCGGATTATCTACGCCTGCCACCTCATTGACCCTGAGGGGAAAGAGAGAAAAGGCAGGAAGGCCTATACGGTAACCGAGGACAGATTCATCAAAATGTCGTCAGGGTATTTTGCGGATTATGGAGTGGAGAACAGCGATGACTAATATCACCGAGCTGGCGCAGAGAGAGAAATTCGAAGCGTGGTTTGTAAATGATGTTGTAGGGGCCGACGTAAACTTCCCAGCCTTTAAAGATGGCGAATACACCGAAGGGGAAATTTACGACGAGCAATTGTACTTCATGCTTCAAGCCATGTGGATGGCATGGAAAGCTGCTGGCGCTGAGCTGGTAGAGGCGCTGGAGAAGGCGCAGGCCATCAACGCAGCAGCCGAAAAACTGGTCCGCTGCAAAGGTCGCTATCACAGCGAGCAGAACTATCGCGCACTGGCGGCGCTGTTTGGCGTGACAACTCCAGACCTGCCGCCGCTGGATGGAGAGCCGGTGGGAGAGGTTATTGAGGTCGGCGACGCATTGCTGGTCGGATGGCACAAGAACCTTGAAGAAGGTGCCAAACTCTACACCACGCCGCAAGCGCCGGTAGTGCCGGAGGATTTTGACTTCAATCGTTTTAATGATGTGGTGTGGCTGGAGTGCGTGGCAAGCAATCCTCACATGCATTCACCAACAACATCGGCTATTGCCCTGGTGGCGCTCGAACTTAATAAGCGGTCGGCGACGATGGAAGCCGAGCCGGATCGCAATCCTGTGCTGGCGTATGCCGACAGTTATCGTGATATGGCGAAACAAGGCGTTGAGTCAGTCCCAATATGGAGTGTCATCACCGACCTCGAGCGCAACATAGCGCCACTCTATCGCCACGCGCATACAGCGCCGGTAGTGCGATGCCCATTCCATTGTGGCTGGGATAACCTGAATAAATTAGCAATTCAGGATGCTGCGCTTGTTGCTCGTGGTTTAGTTGAAGGCGAGCTAACTACAGAGGCGCATCGTCAAGCTGCAATATCCAACAATGACCGCTTGCTGAAAGTTATTTCCGCCTGCCGCGCCGCCATGCTCAACGGAGGTAAGTCATGATCAACCGCGACAAACTGGAGCACATTCTCGAATACGCCAGGCAGCAGAGGCACATCGGCCAGTCCTGCAAGGTTCCGCCAGAAGATATGGTCGAAATCATGGAACGATTGCTCAGCGCTTGCAACTCTCCGGCAATTCCGGATGGTTGGACATGCAACGATAAAGCAAACGCAGCGCTGATGATGCTTGATCGGATTGAAACGGCAGACCCTGTTGATGATGACCGTATCGACGGCATTAAGCGTATTGTTAGTGAGCTCGCAGCCGCCCCGCATGATACCCCCGCTCTGAACTCGGTGCAGAGCGTCGATAGTGTCGCAGATAGATGGATTCCGGTAAGCGAGCGGATGCCGGAAAATGATGGGGCATATCTTTGCTGGGATAATCGTTACGTAACTACCTACGCATTCATATTTGGTGCTTGGCAGGCAAACCAATTCATTGCCAAGAATATAACCCACTGGATGCCGCTGCCGGCAGCGCCGCAGGAGGTGAATCGTGAATAAGGTCGAACTGCTTGAGAAGATATCGGCACTCGCCACTGAATGCCACGCGCTGGCCTGTGAGCTTGATATTGGGGATGAGCGAACCGAAATGTTCGAAATCTACGGCGTGCTGCACAACCTCGGTCGCCGCGGCTACGCCAGTCAGGTGGGGCGGCGAATGAATCCATTGCTCGCTTCCTGCGATGATGACGAGGATGAGGAAGATGACGATTGGGATGAGGATGAAGACTGATGCCTAAACCCACCGCAGTAAGCAAATCCGCGACATTATAAAGTATTCTGGTAGGGTATACTCTGCCAAGGAGGGTACCCTATGAAAAAATCAGATGTTTTTTCCACTATCAGAAAGACGGTCGATTGCGCCCCAAAAGGAGACAGAACAGTTACTGTTCAGCTTCAGATTATCAAATATTACCATCACCTTACTGGCGTAACTGCTAAAGAGTTTGTTGAAGAAATTGGACTTAAAAGTTCGTTGGTTACACTCTTTACTGATTCTATGAAGCTTGCCAAGAAACTGTCTGAGGTGGGATTTGATAAGGAAAAAATTTAATGTCACAGTGGAACATTGCAGCCAAATCGAAAGATGAGCAGGACAAGGTCAACGTTGACCTCGCAGCGTCCGGCGTCGCCTACAAAGAACGCCTGAACATGCCGGTAGTCGCCGAAGTGGTAGCCAGAGAGCAGCCTGAACACCTACGCGAGTATTTCATGGAGCGCGTCCGCTACTACCGGCAGCAGAGCATCCAGCTCCCCCGCGCATCCGATCCGCGCTATCTGGAAATGGCAGAGCAGAACGCCAAGAAATAGCGATTTTCTCGTATATGCTCATTTTGCATTTATCCCCGGGAAGGGCGATAATTACCTCGTCAGCCTGAGCAACTGACGACTTACTTCCGGCGCCAAGTGGGGACACATGGAGCACAAAACCTTACAGCAATCCCTGTCACTGATGGCGAAAGCCACCGGCGATTTTCTGCATTCAGCGCTTAGCCTCTGCGGAGGTGAAGCGTGAACATCCCTCAATGCGGCATCAAACTGCACAGCGGCAACTTCAGCGCTATAGGCAAGATTCTTCAGGAGCAGCTCTCTGACGGGAAATGCCTGCGCCTGCAGGTCAAAGAGTGGCGTGAAAAACGCAGCCTGAGCCAGAACGCACTCAGTCACATGTGGTACGCGGAAATCAGCGAATACCTGATTAACTCAGGACGTGCCGACGCAACTCCTGAATGGGTTAAGCGCAACCTCAAAAAGACCTATCTCGGGTGTGAAGAGGTGACATACACCGACTTCATCACCGGTGAGAAAACCACAACCTGGGAACCCCGGCATACCTCCGATCTTGATACCGGCGAAATGCACATCTTCCTGACCAAAGTTGAGGCCTGGTGCGCTCAGTTTGGTCTGGCTCTCACCATTCCACATGGTTGCGAATATCAGCAGCTGCAGCAAAAGCAGGAGGCCTGATGAGCAGCCTTCTCGCCAAAGTAATGGATCGCGGTATTTTCCGCGTGCCGGCGCGCCGCAAGCGCAAGGTAGAAGTTAAGCCTTCCGATATCCCCACCTTTCACTATACGGCTCACCTGGCAGATGTCCGCTGGCTGCGCCGCGCTGCCAGAAGGAAAATTGCATGAGCATTTATCAACGCATTAACGGCGCTGACTGGCGCAATATCTGGGTTGTTGGCGACCTGCACGGCTGCTACACCAACCTGATGAACCGGCTGGACGCTGTCGGGTTCGACCCAGCACAGGATCTGCTGGTTTCGGTTGGCGACCTTATCGACCGCGGGGCGGAGAACGTCGAGTGCCTTGAGCTAATCACAATGCCCTGGTTCATGGCTGTTCGCGGAAACCATGAGCAGATGATGCTCGACGGACTATCCTCCTCCGGGAACGTGAATCACTGGCTCGCCAACGGTGGCGGATGGTTCTTTAACCTTGACTACGACAAAGAACGCCTGGCTATCGCGTTGTCCCATTTGGTTGCAGGTTTGCCACTCATCATCGAGGTAATGACCGAGGGTAAGAGGGTGGTGGTCTGCCATGCTGACTACCCTCATAACGAATATGCGTATGACAAGCCCGTCGATGCAGAACAGGTGATCTGGAATCGTGAGCGAGTGAGCGCGGCTCAGGATGGGATTGTGAATGAAATATCCGGTGCAGACCTGTTTATTTTTGGGCATACCCCGGCACATCAGCCAAGCCAGTACGCCAATCAGATGTATATCGATACCGGGGCTGTATTCTGTGGCCGCCTGACCTTGGTGCAGATCCAGGGTGGTGATCATGCGTAAACCTGCACGTCGTAAATGCGCCCACTGCCGCGAATGGTTCCATCCTGCCCGGGAAGGGCAGGTGGTATGCAGTTTTGAATGCGCCAGCGCGATCGGCAAAAAACAGACAGCAAAAGCCCGGGAGGCGGCGAAGGCCAGGGCGGTGAAGCGCCAGCGCGAATCCGAAAAGGAAGGTCGCCAGCGTCGCCGGGCCAAGCGAGAGTCATTCAAGACAAAGGCCCAATGGGATAAAGAGGCTCAGTCAGCCTTTAACCGGTATATTCGCATTCGTGATGAAGGTAAGCCCTGCGTGAGCTGCGGAAACCCGCTTATTGGTAAGAGCAACTACCTGACCGGCAGCGCAATTGACGCCAGTCATTACCGTTCCCGTGGTGCGGCGTCGCACCTGAAATTCAACGTGTTCAATGTCCACTCCGCCTGCACCCGCTGCAACCGGCAGTTGAGCGGCAACGCTGTTGAATATCGCATTCACCTGATTGAACGCATTGGCCTGGATCGCGTAGAGCGCCTTGAGGCTGATAACGAGCCGCGCCGGTTCGATATTCCCTACCTGCAGCGAATCAAATCCATATTCACCCGCAGAGCCCGCGCGCTGGAAAAGCGCCGCGCCCGCCATCAGGAGGCCGCATGAGCCGTGACGTTATCGAACGCATCCGCGACCGCTGGCAAAAGCTGCGTCTATGCCGGCACCGTGGCACCGTACTGGTTGACTACCGAATTTTGAAGAATTTCGTCCGCATCTATCAGGCTTCAGGAGAGAAAGCATGAATACCCAGTACCTTGAGTATGTTCGCCAGCAGCTGATAGTGGCCACCGCGGATCTGAGCGGTGCGACGAAAGGACAGTTGGTTGCTTTTGCAGAGAACGCACAATTCACCGCTACGGCGCGCAGCCGGGGAAGAAAGAAAGTAGCCGATCCGGTAACAGGCCGCATGGTAAACCCATCCAGCCCGCCAATCCCCGGGCAGCAGTCGCGCGCAAAAGGTTCATCAATCGCTCTCGTTCTGCCCGTTGAGTACTCGACGGCAAGCTGGCGCCGGGCTCTGCTGTCGCTGGAAGAGCATCAGAAAGCGTGGCTGCTGTGGAATTACAGCGAAAATATCTGCTGGGAGCACCAGGTGGCGATCACCAAGTGGGCGTGGGAGCAATTCAGCGAGAAGTTGGCTGGCGTGCGCATTGCAAAAAAGACAGTCGATCGCCTGCGTCAGCTCATTTGGCTGGCCGCTCAAAATACAAAGCAGGAAATAACCGGTAAAGGGCATCATTACTCTCCCGCCGCGATGGTGGGGATAAAGCCAGATAACTGGTGCCACAATTATTCAGATTACTGGCAGATCATGATGGACATCTACCAGGAACTTGATAGTCAGGCGTTGCTCTCTGTTTCTCGATCACGTTCACAACAAAAAGCGACTTTTTCGCAGCAGGGTCTTGCAAAAGTCAATTAAATGCGTCATATTTGAGTCTACTTTGATATGCTGCCTTAACTTTAAGTGGCGGCATAAAGATGATAGTCACATACCAGTTTGTAAAATTAGCCTCGGCATCCCGCCGGGGCTTTTTTATGCCTGCAATCCGGTCAGGGCTCTTGGGTAGAGACGTGCTGCACGACACGTCGACACCCGCCGCGCAAGAGCCCTGAACCAGATTGCATCTGTCGTAGTTTGGTAATTACGTCTGGCTTCCAACCAGAATATGCGGGTTCGATCCCCGCCAGATGCTCCAATCCCTCTACCTTGGGACCATTACGGCTACCGCGCCGTCACTTTTTACCCTTGGTGTTTCTTCCCGCCTTGAGCGGGTTTTTTTATTTTCAGGGTCGCGAGTATCACCCTCGACGCTTTGTTGGTAAATCAGCCCGACGGCCCTGACCTTCTCACACACAGCTTCCCGATCTTCCATCGGAGGCGGTAACTATGGCTAAGCGTATGCAAGACAAAGAGAGCATTGCCGGGATGTCCTGGCTGGTTCTGCTGATCATTGCTTGCTGGGGTGGACTTGTCCGCTACCTGATAGATGTGAAGCAGAGCAAGGCAACATGGAGCTTGATCAATGCTCTTGCCCAAATGGTGGTTTCAGGGTTTACCGGCGTTATTGCTGGCCTGGTGAGCATTGAAAGCGGACTGAGCATTTACATGATTCTGGCAACCGCGGGGATAAGCGGCGCGATGGGCTCCGTAGCGTTGACCTATTTCTGGGAGCGCCTGACGGGGATTAAAGATGCAAATCAGTAATAACGGTATTGCGCTGATTAAGCGATTTGAGGGTTGCAGGTTAACCGCATATCCAGACCCTGGCACCGGTGGTGATCCCTGGACGATTGGCTACGGCTGGACGGGAAAAGTAGACGGGAAGCCTATCAGGCCCGGAATGAAGATTGACGACGCAACGGCGGATCGCCTGTTGCGCACTGGCGTGGTGAGCTTTGACCAGGCAGTAAGCAAGATGCTCAAAGTTACCGTTACCCAGAACCAGTACGACGCGCTTGTGTCGCTGGCCTACAACATCGGTACGCGGGCGCTATCCACCTCAACGCTGATGAAGAAGCTGAATGCAGGTGATGTGAAAGGCGCCGCTGACGCATTCCTGAGCTGGAACCGGTCAGGCGGCAAGGTAATGCCTGGGTTAACGAATCGCCGCAAGGCAGAGCGTGAGGTATTTCTCTCATGAAACTCGTTGATGACTGGAAAAGCGCATGGCGCTGGTTCTCCATGCATGCACTGGTGCTGGCCGGGGTTATCCCCACGGTATGGGCAGAGCTACCGCCAGACCTCAAGACCGCAATTCCGCCGGGAGCGATGGGCGCCATTACAGCGGTAATCGCCGCATGTGGTGTGGTTGGTCGGCTGGTTAACCAGAGTAAGACGCAATGACAGCCGAATCCATTCTGGCGCTGGTTAAAAAGTTCTGGGTGCCGGCGCTCATGGTCGTGCTGATTGGTGCGCTGGCTATCTCTGCCAGCCACTACAAAGGCAAAGCCGAACAGGAAAGGCAGCGAGCAGATGGCGCGGAACAGCAGGTAAACGCAGCTCAGGCGATCACCTCCAACGTTCTGACCACCATGACCATCTTCAACACCATCGTCGAGGCCAATCAGCATGCAAAAGAGCAGATCGCACTGGACGCATCTGGAGCCTCGGCTGATATCCGGGTTGCTGTTGCGAATGATGATTGCACTAATCGCCCTGTGCCTGCTGGCGCAGTTAAGCGGCTGCAACAATACGCGAACGGTCTACGTCAAAGTACCGGTGGTCCCGTTACCAGCCAGCCTGACGGCTGACACTCCGCAACCGGAAATCCCCGACAACCTGACGTGGGGCCAGAGCCTGGATTTAAACGTCAGCCTGCTATCAGCGCTTGGGCAGTGCAACCGGGATAAGGCTGACATCAGGCAAGCAGAGAAAAAACGAGCCTCGCAATAGCGGGGCTTTTTATTGCGCTTCGCATGCGCATTTCGAAGAGAGACTTTCAGTCGTGAGCCTGGGCAAGCCGTTCACTCTTGGCGGCTTTGCCATGCGACAGGCTCACATCTAAAAGGAAAACAGCATGAAACTTATTAAGTATTGGACAGTTCAGCTTCTGCAGTTGTCTCAGCCCTCCAGCAATATTTCCGGCATTATCAATGCCCGCACTCTGGTCGAAAGCCAGTTGTTTGAGGGGTACTCGAAAGATAAACCGAAAATTAACCTCGGTTCCGGAGTAAATATTGAGTTGTTTACAGCACCCGATTCGCTGGAAACCCGTATCTTTCGTGACCACCTCGTTGACAGTGTGCGTTGCTTCCCGGTGTGTGAAGATGATGATGAAACTGACGGAACTCAGGAAGAGCAGACTAAGCCACCCTCACGCGAAGCAATGATTGAATATATCAAGCAGGCCATTGGGGAAGGCTATCAGCCTAAAATCGGCCATGAGCTCATTGGCAATCCTGATCTGCTTTGGCAGTTTCATGACGAGGCGGTCGATTATGAATATCGCGATTGTTGGCGCTGGTACCAAAACGGTCATGGTTTTCATGAGACCTTTAGCGTCCCTAAGAAAATCCACGATCACTCCTGCGTCAACTGTTTTGCCGATAAAGGCCCATGCCTTGGCAAGTGCCAGGTTCCCGATGTTAATAAGGCTCGCAGCTCCTCCTTCGAAGACGTCGTGAAGCCGGTAATCAAATGGCTTAACGAAAACGCCAACCCTCATACATCAGTGAACATCGACGCAACCAGTGCTCATCTGCTTACTGGTGAAATCGGCATTCACACGGAAGAGTTCATTAAGGACTGACCGGGCATTACAGAGCCACTTTTAGAGGTGGCTCGATAATGTCACAACGAGGTAATCCATATGCGCACTACTGGAATCCTAATGGCGGAAATTACGCTTCGCCCATACATGAAGCCGCTGCTCATCCTTTCAGTGCTTTTGCGCTGGGGCTGGCTCACTAAGAAGTGTATCCGGGTTGGCCCTGTAATTGAGAAGAAGGCGTGATTATAAAGTTCTGCAAATGGCGTCCGAAAAGCGCCATTGACAGAGTTTTATATAAGTTTGTTGATGCATCGGTGTCGAAATTACCGAGCAAGTATCTTTGGTTCCCAGAGGATTGTTCTGCATGACTGAAAATGACAATCGCAGACCATACCCTCCCGTCAACTTCACTGGCGAAAACTGGCTGCCGTATACCCGGCTTATCCCTGCTGCCGAAATCGGCGAATGGGTAAATCAGAACATCCTCTCTGAAGACGGCAGAATCCATAACCCTGATCATGTGCACTTGCTCGATGCTGATGTCGCGTTCATGTGGGCCTCTGGCTCATTCGCCAAAAGTGGCCGCATTGTGCTGGGTCAATGTGAGCAGGTAATGATGCGCGCAGGAGGTTGGCAGAAGTCCCGCATGGAGCAGCAGATGCATGAATGGTTCGGTCGCATACCGAAGTTCATCATCACTCTGGCTGCTGACTACTGCGAGCAATGTAACGATTTGGAGTTCTGCGCACTGGTTGAGCATGAGCTTTACCACATCGCCCAGGCTACCGATGACTATGGCGCGCCGAAGTTCAACAAAGAGACCGGTATGCCGGTTCTGAAGCTTCGCGGCCATGACGTCGAGGAATTCGTCGGAGTGGTCCGGCGTTACGGTGCCAGCAAAGACGTGCAGGAAATGGTGGATGCGGCGAACAGGCCGGCGGAGGTTGCTCATATCGATGTTGCCAGAGCTTGCGGGACGTGCATGCTGAAACTGGCTTAATTCTGGAATGCTTTGGAAGGATGGTGATTCATGGCTGCACTAAAACCGGAAGTTAAAGCCGCCATCGTTCAAATGCTTGCGTGCTATGACACGCTGTCGATTGTGGTCGACGCCATCCAAAAAGATTACGGGATAAAAGTCACCCCTCAGCAAGTTGAATCGCACGATCCGACGAAGGTCAGCGGCAAGGGTCTGGCTAAAAAGTGGGTAGACCTCTTCAACCATACCCGCGACCGTTTTCTCAACGAAATTTCCGATATTCCTATCGCCAACAAGGCCTACCGTCTGCGCGTACTGCAGCGAATGTCGACGACTGCTGAGAACATGAAGAACATCGGTATGACAGCCCAACTACTGGAGCAGGCAGCAAAAGAGGTGGGTGAGGCTTACAGCAATAAGCAAAAAGTCGAACACACCAGCCCTGACGGTAGCATGTCGCCGCGACCAACGACGATCAGACTGGTAGGAGTAGAGCCAACAAATGGAAAGCCAGGTTGACCTACAAATCCCGGCGAAGCTCGTTCCCGTATTCGCGACAGAGGGCATTCGCTATCGTGGCGCGCATGGTGGCCGAGGTTCTGCAAAGACGCGCACATTCGCGCTGATGAGTGCGGTTAAAGCGTATCAGGCAGCCGAAAGCGGATTAAGCGGCGTCATTCTCTGCGCTCGCGAGTTTATGAACTCCCTCGAAGAGTCATCGATGGAGGAAGTGAAACAGGCGATCCGGTCTGTTCCCTGGCTGGATGAATACTTCGATATTGGCGAAAAGTACATCCGCACTAAAAACCGCAACGTCAGCTACGTCTTCTGCGGCTTGCGCCACAACCTCGACAGTATTAAGTCAAAGGCGCGCATTCTGGTTGCGTGGGTAGATGAGGCTGAGTCGGTATCGGCGACGGCCTGGAAGAAGCTTCGCCCGACGGTGCGTGAAAATGGCTCTGAAATCTGGGTGACATGGAACCCGGAGAAAGACGGCAGCGCCACGGACAAGCTCTTCAGAAAGAACCCGCCGAAAAGCTCGATGATTGTCGAGATGAACTACAGCGACAATCCGTGGTTCCCGGATGTACTCGAAGAAGAGCGCCTCGAAGATCTGGAAAACCTCGACTACGCCGATTATGCGTGGATTTGGGAAGGCGCCTATCTGGAGAACTCAGACAAGCAGGTGCTGGCGAATAAATACGTCGTGCGGAGCTTTGAAGACGACCTCTGGAAGAAATCAGAGCGCCTGCTGTTCGGCGCCGACTTCGGTTTCGCAAAAGACCCGAGCACGCTTATTCGCATGTTCATCCTGGATAACAACCTCTACATCGAATACGAGGCCTACGGCAATGGTGTAGAGCTTGATGACATGTGGAAGTTTTACGCTGGAAAAACCGATGCCACGCCGAAACAGCTTGAAGACTGGAAGGTTACTGACGAGGCGAAATTCCCCGGCATACCCGAGGCTCGCAAATGGCCTATCAAAGCCGACAACTCCAGACCTGAAACTATCAGCCATATCAAGGGCCAGGGTTTCAATATCTCAGCAGCTCAGAAATGGCAGGGCAGCGTAGAGGATGGGATAACTTGCCTGCGTGGCTTTAAGAAAATCATCATTCACCCACGCTGCAAGGAGACGGCTAAAGAAGCTCGTCTCTACTCGTACAAAACTGACCGGATCACTGGCGAGGTCTTGCCGGTAATAGAGGACAAGAACAACCACTGCTGGGACGGTGTCCGGTACGGTCTGGACGGGTATATCAAGCACAAAGCGCAAGTCGGCGCAGTATTCTTCTAAGGAGCATCGCCAGTGAGCGAACAAGATAACGGCCTTCAACTGGCTGTGAACAATCTCGCCACTGAAATGCGGCGAGCGAATTACCTTAACGCCATCGGTATCGGCGGGGGTAATACCAAGCGCCCGACGCTCTATCAGGAGTTTGGCTACCCGCGAACCATTACCTTCCATGACTTTTACAACATGTACCGGCGCAACGCCGCAGGCTTCGCTGTTGTGCATCGCCTTCTTGATGGATGCTGGCAGGACTATCCGGTCATCGTTGACGGTGATGAGTCCCAGGAGGCGAAGAAAACCAACCCGTGGGAAAAGAAAGTCACCAGGTTCATGAAGAAATGGTGGCCGAAGGTGAAGGATGCCGATCGCCGCAATATGGTCGGGCGTTACTCCGCACTGCTGCTGCAGGTGAAAGATAACAAGCCATGGAGCGATCCAGTAGATACCAGGCTGGTGAAATCCCTGGGCGAGTCAGCGCTGGTAAAACTTATCCCGGTATGGGAGCCGCAGCTGACGGTCGCCGAATGGGATAACGATCGCCAGTCCGAGACCTTCGGCCAGCCGAAGATGTTCAACTTCAACGAGCAGCCGGTTGGAGACGAGGCTTTCGTCGGGCCGACTCGCGGTGAGCCTGTTCATCCGAGTCGGGTGATCCTGTTCTGTGAAGGCTCGGAAGATGACAACGTTCTGTCTGGTATCCCGCTTCTTGAGGCCGGATACAACAAAGGGCTCGACCTTGAGAAGATTTCCGGCGGTGGCGCTGAGGGCTTCCTGAAAAATGCCAGCAGGCAGATCGCGGTCGAGTTCAGCAAAGAAACAGACATGGCTACGCTGTCCGATCTGGCGAAGAAAGCTGGTTATGCTGACCTCGGCGAAGCGATGGGCGATAAGGTCAACAAGCTTAACCGCGGCACCGATGCGGCGGCGGTTATGCAGGCCGGGCAGATGCACGTTCTGAGCGTAACTCCAGGCGACCCGGGGCCGACGTGGGAGGTCACCGCCAACGAGCTGGCGGCATCAGTACAAATCCCGTTCACTATCCTGTTTGGACAGCAGACCGGACGACTGGCGAGTGATGAGGATAAAACCGACTGGGCCATTCGCCGAAATACCCGCCGCAACGGCTTCCTGACTGACCGAATCACAGCTTTGCTGGAACGCTTCTGGACCCTGGGCATTATCGATCCGCCGACAAATGGAGAGGTCACCATTTCATGGACTGACCTGCTGGCGCCTGGCGAGAAGGAGAAAATCGAGAACGCCTCGAAACTGGCCGATATCGTCCAGAAAACCTCTGGATTCTACGGAGGCGAGCCGCCATTCACGGCCAACGAACTTCGCGAGATTGTAGGCCTCGACCCTCTGCCTGAGCCAAAGCAACCACCTAACCCGAATGACAAGGTGACAACCGATGATCCACTGGCCGATGACACCGGAGCAGACGGCAAAGGTGGGGCTGCCGATAGTTCCGCGCAGCAAGGTTGACCCGACCCGATCGGCCAAGCAGGTAACCGCGATGTACCGGGATATCGAGGACCGTTATCTCGGCATCAAGCGCGCACTTAAAGCGTTGTTCGACCAGCGCCTGACCGGGAGAGAGCGAGAGGTTAACAGCCACAACTGGCATTTCCTGTGTCACGTTAACGGTGCAGAGCCAACGCTCTACCAGGTCAACGCCGGCAAGTTCATCTACGACATGTCGGCGCAGGAACTGGCCGACCTGCTCGAAGCGGTGCAGGTTATTCTCGACGATTACCTGCTGGAAGGCGGCGAACAAAGCCTGTGGGCGATGGATTACGTCGCCGCTGAGGCACAGCGCGGAACGCTGGAGGCCTTCAACAACCTCTCGCAGCAGTCGCAGGTGTACGCCAGCCAGACGACGCTTCAGCAGCTTTTAAGCAGCCCTGCATACCAGAACCAGATCGCCAGTGCCTACATCAGCACGTATAGCGACTGGAGGCTGGAAGCTGACCGGGCGCGCGGTGACCTGGCGAACATCATCGCGGATGCCGTTGGGCGCGGTGTGAATCCCCGCGAAACGGCGCAGGTGATAAGCAAGCGCCTTGATGTCTCTATGGGCCGCGCAAAGACTATCGCTCAGACTGAGCAGGTCGGCGCGCTGCGCCAGGCTCAATGGAACGAAACGGACTGGGCTGCCGACAGGCTTGGGCTGAATACCGGCCTGCTGTGGCTATCTGCGCTCAAACCGACGACGCGCAGCTGGCACGCCAGCCGTCACGGCAAGGTTTATACCACCGAGCAGGTGCGAGACTTCTACGCTGAGAACGGCAACCGGTACAACTGCTATTGCAGCCAGATTCCGGTGTTGCTTAACGACGACGGCAGCATATTTAACAAGGGGCTGGCGGATAAGCTGGCTAAAGAGCGGAATCAGTGGACAAAAGCAGAATCAGCTTAATGTATAATCATCAGTGGCTAGGGTAGCTCCCGAAAAACGGTATCGTCACCGCCTGCCACTGATATTCTGACGAGCAACTAAGACGAGGTTGTGAATGAGCATTCCGAAACCAAAGAACACAGTCCGCATCTCATTCACTGTTATTGATGAGAATGGTGAAGAAACACTGAGTCGGGATTATTTTCTGCCATTTGAAAAAATTACGCAGGCTAGATTCCCAGCCCTGCCAGAGGCAGCACAGACCGAGGCTCAAAAGTTCCATGAAGCAGCAGTAATGATGGGCTGCTTTGGTGAATAGCATGAAGTCAGGGCTCTAATTCTGTCCTAAAAATATATTACAGGCTGCCATCCGGCGGCCTTTTTTATTGCCTGAAATCCACCAACGAGGACCCAGCATGAAACGCAACCGCGTTAACGTGCTGACCGTCGTCAACTCCGCTTCAAACATCACCACTGAAACCATCGACGGCAAGCCACATATCGTGGTTCGCGGCATCACGCCTGTCGTGGACGATATCGTGATGAACCGGAAGTTGTACCCGGCAGCAGAAATCGAAAAGGCCTACAACACGCTTGAGCGTAACCCGATGCCGCTGGGCCACCCGAAGGTTGACGGGAAGCATGTGTCTGCTCGCGATGTCCGGGCGGTGAATGAATATCACGTCGGCGCATGGCTGCAGAACGTCAGCCACGAAGGTGGGAAGGTGACGGGTGATATGTACGTTAACCGCCAGTACGCCGAGTCAAGCGAGAAGGGCAAGCGCCTGATTAATCGCCTTGATGAGATGATCGCCGGTACCAACTCAGAACCCATCCACATCTCCACAGGACTGCTGTATTCCGGCATTGCCGCTAATGGCGAGTCGAAGGGCAAGAAGTACAACGAGATCGCCACCAACATGATGTTTGACCATGTGGCGGTGCTGCTCGATGAGCCTGGCGCCGGAACACCTGAAGAAGGCGTGGGCATCTTCGTCAACTCAGAAGGTCATGAGCAGCAGATCGAGGTCGCTCGCCTTGCTGATGGTATCGACTGCACACGCGAAGGCCTGCTCAACAAGACCAAATTCTTTTTCACCAATGCCTCCAACTTCTCTTTTGACGACATTTCACGCGCTATCAGCGACAAGCTTCGCGAGGGTGACACAGAAGATAAGTGGCTATGGCCAGAAACGGTGTGGCCAGACAGCTTCATCTACCGCGATGACACCAGATACCTAAAGCAGAAGTACCTCATCGATGATGACGGCAAAGCCGTGTTCGTCGGCGAACCTGTAGAAGTCGTGCGCAAACCCATTGAGTACGAGATTAAAACCAACGGAGAGAACGATCCGATGAAAGAACTGATTATCAATGCGCTCCAAGCCGCGGGTAAGCCGACTGAAGGCAAGTCCGATGCCGAACTGATGGACGCTTACAACCAGCTAGCGGCAGAGAAGGCGGCAGCCAAGAAAGATGGCGGCGACGAAATCGATCCCGCCACCGGCAAGCCTAAGAAAAAAGAGCAGGCCAGCAACAGCGAAGAAGCGCCGGCATGGTTTAAGCCATTTGCTGATGATTTGGCAGCCGTTAAGTCAGGCCTTGCCGTGAACGCTGACAAAGAGAAAGGCGAAAAACGCGCTGCCGTAAAAGCGAAATTCGGGCTGGATGACCTGGCGGTGAATGCGCTTGACGGCGCCGCCCTTGATGGCCTGTTTGCTCAGTGCCAGACCTCTACCGGCCTGAATGGTGCATTCCGTCCGGTCAACAACAACGATTCTTTCAGCGAAATGCCGGAGTAAAAAATGGCTAAAGACGGGAAACACGTAATTCACGCGGGCGGAATTTTCCCCAACCCGCAACTTAATCGTGAAGGTTCTGCGGCCGCAGCGTTTCTGCCGGGTACCGTTATCTTTTTCAGTGCAGCCAAGCCTACACCGTCTGTTGATGGCGCTGAAGACGCGATTCTTTACGTTGCTAACTACGACTATTTGCGCTGCAAAACGGTTGACGATGCCTATGCGATCGGTGACTGGGTGGTAAACATCCAGCCAACGCCGGGCGTTTTCCTCAACGTTCGCGCTGCCGCTGGTACCTACACCAAGGGCCAGCCGGTTTCTGTGGCCAATGGCCAAATTAAAGCACTGGCAGAGGGTGAAACCATCTTTGCCTATGTCGAAGAAGACAAGTCCCTGACCGCCACAGCAGGCGATCTGGTTCGCGTCGTGTTCAAGTAAGGAGAGACTGAATGTTTGTATTTTCCACCCGACGCGCGACTGAGACGGGCAACCTCGAAGCGAACCAGGCGCAGTTCAATGAGCTGCAACTGGCGCGCAATATGAGTGCTCAGGCCGTTGCTGATTTCGTATCCCGCACCCGCTGGCGTGGTGATGCGGCAAACACTCCGGCGCTGGACGCGACGAACGCTGTCGACGATATCCGCCGCCTGTATCGCGCTTATGATCAGACTGTGCTGGCTGAATTCGAACCAACTACTGAATTCACTCTGCTTAACGACCTGATCCCGTTGTCCCGCTCTGTCCGTCTTGAAGAGTCCGTGTACGAGTATGCTCGCACCGGTGGCCGCGGCTGGGCGCATACCTCCATGTCCGGCCAGATTGGTGCGGCGCTTGATGCGCGCGCGTACACCTTCGACGGTACTATGGTTCCGATCCACGACTCTGGCTTCAAATTTCAGTGGCGTGACCCGATTTTCAACAAAGGCTCCGCTCTGGCTTCTCTGGCCGATGCTCAGCGCGGCTCTGTTGATGATGTTCGTCGTCAGTACGTTGATTACGTCTTCAACGGTTTCCGTGACTCTGCTGGCAACTATATCGCTTTTGATGGCAAGACCTGGAAGGGGGTGAAAGCCGATGAGCGGGTGCAGATTGTCAATCTCAGTGATTCCGGCCTGAATATCGACTTCACCAGCTCAAGCGCAACGGCTGAGCAAATCCGCAATGCAGCCATTGCTCTGCGCGACGTGATGAAGCTGACCAACCTGCAGTATGCACAGCAGACCTGGTATGTTTCAGGCGAGATCACCTCAAATCTGGAACGCTACTTCAGCGACAACTACCAGTCTGGCACCATCCTGCAGGAGCTGCTGAAGCTCTCCGGCATCGCTGCCATCAAAGAAGATGCGCAACTGTCCGGCAACCAAATCCTGATTGTTCCGCTTACCGCCGGCGTTATCGCTCCGATTGTCGGCCAGGCGGTTGGCACCGTTGCAGACCCTCGCCAGTTCTATAACAGCGATTACGTCTGGCGTACCTGGGGTGCGATGGGCCTTATGGTTAAGACCGACATCAACAATCGCAAATCCGTTATTTACGCGCATAGCTAAGGGGTATTTATGGCACTGGTAAAAGTGGTTCGCGATAACCTGATTTCCGGTGCCAATCTCCAGAAGCTGGAGGTTGGTGCTCAGGTTTCGGTAAGCGGTGATGTCGCTAAGCGTTGGGTAGCTGCTGGTCTGGTTGAAATCATTAGTGATGACGAGCAGACGCTGGAAGTGGCTACACCGGGCAATGATGCTGCAGAGCAGGCAGAGCAGGCAGAGCAGGCAGAGCAGGCAGAGCAGCAGGAAGAATCTGCCAGCAAATCGAAGAAGGCGAAATAACCATGGCTGACCCAATCACAGCGGCAGACGTGCAGGCGTTCCTCGGTGAGTTGGGTTACGCCATTCCCTCCTCGCTGCTCGATCCGATTCTCTGCGTGGTGAACAAGATTATCCCGTGCCTCGATGGTGCGGGATATGACGACTGCACGGCAAAGCTCATCCTGATGTATGCCGCTGCGCTCATGGCGACGTCTTCCGGTGCCCGGCGAATAAAATCGCAGGGAGCGCCATCAGGCGCGTCCCGCTCGTTCGATTACGGAGATGAGGGCATTACCTGGCTGCGTGATTCGTTGGCCCGGCTTGATACCAGCGGCTGCACCAGTGAGCTGCCGATAAGTGCCGGTAACAGCGTGGGCCTGTTTCTGGTGGTCGGGGGCTGCTAATGGCGTGGGTTTCAGTTCAGCAACGGCTGCCGCGGACGTTTACCCGGGTGTGGGTGATCACCGATACCGGCGAGCAAACTACGGCGTACGTGAAAAGCGACGGTGAGTGGTTCATTAACTGCGACCGCATACGCGCCACAGGCGCCGCCGTGCTGCGATGGAGGGATGACTGATGTCTTCGGTAGCTAATTGGTCATACACGGCAACAGCGACAATCTGGAGGCGCATACGCGATGCTGACGGTAGTGATACCGACGGCGGAGGTCAGCCTTACGGGTGGGAAGCGCCGATCGCTATCCTCTGCGACTACCAGGGCGGACTCTCTGCAAAAATCGGTGACCTTGGCCGGGAGCTCGTTGTTAAAAACACGATATGGACCGAGTACGCAACGGCGCGGGAGGGAGATTACATCCTGATTGGCGCGTCGACCGATGCGGCTCCGCCGGATGAGGCCGATGAGATTCGGCAGATCGTCCAGTTCGCAGATACGTTCGAGCGACTGGCGGACGATTTCGCACTGATGACGGGAGTCTGATTATGGGCGTTAAAGTTCGGGGAGTCTCCAAGGTCAGCAATAATATCAACCGGCTGATTGATAATATCGAAAAGCGAAAAACCATGCGGGCGCTCTACTCTGCTCTGTTTGAGATTGGGCTGGAGTCAGCGGTGCTGGTTCCTATCGATACCAGCACTCTGGTTAACTCTCAGTTTAGAGAGGTTGTTATCAAGGGCACCAGACTAACCGGGAGAATTGGTTATTCTGCAAATTATGCGGCGTACGTGCATGAGGCCAAAGGTATTCATCTTGGAAAAAACACCCCGCGTCCTGTAAGAAAAGGCGAAGCGCCCGGCTCCCGTGGAAATATATGGGATACATCAGGCGAGCCAAAATTCCTTGAGAAAGGTGCTGAAAACGCCAGAGACAGAGTTGACGCAGTTATACGCAGGGAGATGGAGCTATGACACCTCCTATGCACAGGCGGGTTCGAAATGTCTTTGTTGAGTCAGGATTGACTGCCGGATACATCGTTCAGTCACTGTCATGGAATGATACCGGCAAGGCATCTGACCGCTTTATTGTGTTCCGACCAAATGGTGGCACGCCAGTAGATCGTGATATGGCCGCTGATTACTACGTCATGGTGGACGTGATAAGCAAGGGAAAGGCATCTGCTGACTATGCGCAGTCAGAGAACGACGCTCAGGCCATAATCGATTACGTGCAGCAAAACCCGATGACGCACACCTGCCTTGGGCAGATATCCAACATGGGCGGAATTCCTTCGCCTGTTATCACAGCCGAGGGGCGTATGGTATGGCGCCTGCAGTTCGCCTGCCTCTTTGGCGGATAACACCGAATAAAACCACATAAGGTCGCCTGGAGCGGCCTTTTTTATTATCTGAAGCGAGGTAAGCAACGATGCAAGGCTGCTCCGACAACGGACAACTAATTGGTCGCGCTAAGACGCTGGAACTGGCTTACGGCTGTGCCGACCAGTTTCCGGCGGAAGGCGACTGGAAACTGATGGGGTTGCCAACATCGGCAACGTGGGACCTTAGCCCGGAGGCCCTGACCTCTGATGCTGATAACGGCGGATTCAGTTCAAACCTGATTGCCAGTCTGGACCCGACCTACTCCATCGAAGGGGAGGTTCGCGTTAAAGACCGCACTGATGAGTTTGGCATTCAGCAGTTCGTGAAATACATCGTCGATGAGGTTCGTGCCCGCCGCCAGCCAGGTGTATGGATGCGTTTCCACTGGGGCGATTATTACCACATCGGCTATATGGTCCCATCAGGAGCCAGTGACGGCGGTGGTGTGAAAGAAATCGTGACCTACAGCTTTGAGTTCAAACTGGCTGACGGTCAGACTTTCCAGATCACCGAAGCTGATGGTGACATTCTGGTTACCGGTGTAAGTGTTGCGCCGACGACCAGCTCTATTGCTGCTGGCTCCAGTACTACATTCGCAGTGAATATTGCACCGGAAGATGCTGATAACAAACTGTTCACAGCCAGCTCATCCGTGCCGGCACGTGCAACCGTCGCCATCACTGGTAATACGGTAACCGTGTCAGCGCCGTCAGGTGCAACGGCGGGAACAGCAACAATTACTGTGAAGACGGTTGATGGTGAATTCGTGGCTACCCACGTGGTTACTGTCACGGCGTAAGCAAAACAAAGGGCAGGATCCTGCCCTTGATTTTGTTTACAGGAGGCAGCAAATGGTTCCGCTAAAAGAGCTGGGAGAATGCCTGGTAACCGTCGGGGACCGGGATTATTTTTTCCGGCCATCATTCATGGCTATGTCGCGCATTGGCGAGCCAGCAGAAATAGTTCAGACGTTCTATGACCTTTGCAACGATGAAATAACACCTCTCATTCAGAGGGTTGTCGAAGCGTACGGCAGAGTGCCTGAATGGCTGGCTAAACACCTTTCTGCTTTACATCTTGATAAGAAATCTCTACTGGCCGCCCATACGGTCCTCACCGCTTGCTGCAATGATGACATAGGTGATCTGGTTGGCTGGATGAAGCCCGGCAAAACCAAAAGAAGGGCGTTTGTGTGGCATAAGGGCGTCATGAATCCGCAGGATATGGTCATCCTTGCACAAAGTCTGATGATGCACGGCATTATCGGAAAGGCCAAAGTACGCAAACTTCAGCGCCATGAGACAAATGAAAAAACCAGTGAGTTCAGAGCTGCCGATTACGTTATCGCTGCACGCAACCACTTCGGGATCAGCAGAGAGGAAGCTGAAAATCTGACGATGACCGAATTCAGCCTAATGCTCATCGCCAAATACCCGGATCAGAAAGGGTATACCAGGGAAGAGTATGACGATGCAGCCGATGCGTACTTTGCAAGACGCAAACGGAAGCAGGCCAAAGCTAACCAATAAGCCAGCCTCGGTATAGTCCGGGGCTTTTTTATACCCAAATTTCACCGCGCATCTCACGCGCATTTCACACAGAACCTTTCAGGATGACCCTTGAGGATACCGGCTGGCTGTCGGTGCCTTTCTGTGGGCCGGATTCCTGTGAGACAAGGTTCATCACTAAAAGGTAATTACCGATATGTCTAATATCATCCCTATGAATTACGATGACCGTTCATTCCCTTTTACAGCAGATTGCTGGTTCAATGCCACAGTTGCTGCAAAGCATCACGGCAAGCTTCCAAAGGACTGGCTAAAGACTGAGGCGACAAAAACTTATATCGCCGAACTGGCTGAGGAGCTTGGAATTGCTAGCTCTGGCGTAAAAGAGGATTTTTCTCCCCTTTTAGTCAGAGTGGAGAAAGGGCGAAACGGCGGGACCTGGCTTCATCCGGAGTTGGCGGTGGAATTCGCCCGCTGGTTGTCAGTAAAATTCGCCCGCGCCTGTGACCGACACATTAAAAATCTTCTGCTGAGTAAAAAATTCCAGCTCACCGAGGATCAGATTGTCGGCCTGATGGTGTGCCAGCAACCAACGTCCTGGGAGAAGCGCTTTAAAGACCCGTTCTATCAAGCACTGTCGAAAATGTCCGGCCTTCCTTACTTTGGTCATGTCGGCGGTTGCCCGGCTCTGTTCGGGCAGATCACCTCTCGCTGGGTGTACGGTGTAGCACTTCCTGATTATGTCTATCAGGCAGCCAAACAAGCCGCCGGGGACAGCAAGGAGAAGATTCACCAACATCTTAAGCCTGATGCACTGGAGAAGGTCGAGCAGCAACTGATCGCCGTTACCAACATTGCCAGTTGCAGCATTGACCAGAAGGACTTCGAAGCCCGCTGCATGGCTGCGTTCCCCGTTAAGGGACAAATGAAGTTGCTGTATGCGGCGGCGTGACCATGAATAACCGAATCGTTGAATGCGCCTCCAGAGCGGGGCGCGACTTCTCGGAGTTCATGAAAGGCGAGAAGAACATGATGGAGGCGCTGCGATCGGCTGAAGAGTTCACCGAGCAGTTACGCATTCACGGCTGCGTTAATCACCACTTCGTCAATTTCATGATGATGAAAGCGATCGTAAAGGTGTTTGATGATTTACGCCGAGAGGAGTTGCGGGAAGAGCGACGACGCAAACGTGAAGAGAAGAAGAAATGAGCCAACCACGGTGGTCTTTTTACTCCCTCATATCCCTGCTAATCTGTCGAAAACAAACCAACGGGGATAGGGATATGAGGGGTTTTATTGCGCTTAGTCTTTTGATGGCCTCAGGCGTGGCTGTGGCTAATGAAAAGCTTGTTTGTGAGTATGCGGTTGGGGATTTTTCCTCACCTCCAACTCTTCTCACTAAAGGCAGTGCAAATGTGAAATTCGACGGAAAATCTTTTACAGTATATAGACCAGACGGCTCTTATGTAGTAAGCCCACCACTGACTGAAAAGAAAGATGGTATGATTTTCGTCGATGATAAAACAAAGGTATTTGCCGCCAGCCAGGACAAATCTAACTTTGCTGTATCTGACCGAATAAAGAAAACCACGGAGCAGTGGGCTAAATGCGAAATAGATAAGGCATCGGCACTACAAAAAAAATCAGAAGATGAAATGAGGATGGTTGAGAGTCTCTCTGGAGCAAAAGCAAAGTCATTTTTTATGAAAGAAAAGCACGCCTTTACCACAAACTGCCTAGTGTGGGAGGATGTTACAATGATTACTGGCCGTTACCCTGCAATGATTATCGCTGGCAGTGTAATGATGGGTAAGAATCCACGATGGGATGGAAGGGAATATTCCTTTACCTTCAATGGTGGATCGATGATGGCTAGATTTGTACCAAGTGAACCTCGACACAAATTTGTCATTCAGGCTGGTGATAAATTTTATGGCTGTGGTCCATCAGAGATAGATCATAACTATGAATGAACGTTAAAACCCACCATCAGGTGGGTTTTTTAGATTCGTTAGCTATTTTACGTAAATTCATAAGCTCACGTAGTTTTGCCGCGTCAGTATCGATTTTCCAGACAAGCTGATCTATCAACCAGTCTATTCTTTCATTGTTTTTATCAAAATCTTCAGATGTTTTTACTTCTGTAGAGATAAGATCGTTGTAAACCTTACCAAACTCGGTATCCATCTGAAGGGAAAAGCCACCCTCTAGCGTGTCCTGGAGTATCTGCACTATCTCAGAGTTCATGGAGCGGCCATTACGCTTGGCTCTCTCAGCTATGGCATCACGCATACCATCAGGGAAGCGGAGCATGAATTTATCGTATTCGCGGACTGGTTTTTCTGACATAAGCACCTCAAAATTTTCTTGATGCTATCACATTGACATTATCCGTAAATTGAGTCACAGTGATATCATGTCACGGTGACATGATAGATGAGGGTTGATATGGATACTTTATATACAGAAAGAAAAAGCTCTAGCTTCCAATTGCGTTTGCCAGAAGGAATGAAGGAAGAGATCCGCCGTATGGCTGAAATGGATGGGATATCGATTAACTCTGCAATTGTGCAGCGTTTGGCAAAAAGCCTGCGTGAGGAGCGCATGAATGGTCAGTAAAAACAGCGAAGCCCCATTGGCGGCAACCTTTGGGGCTTCTATCGAAAATAACCGCGAAGGAAATATCGACATGAACATTGTAGCTAAATCAGATTTCAACTTCCACGGTGTAACGCTCAATCCGGTAGAAAATGTCACTGGTGTCTGGCTGACATCTGCAGATATTGCGAAAGCTCTAGGTTACAAAAGCACCAAGTCAATTTCTAACCTCTTCGCTCAGTACGAAGATGAGTTCTCTCAGGGAATGACAATGGTCATTGAATCAGTGACCAATGGAATAAATGGCTCTACCCGCAGAATGAAGGTTCGCGTCTTCTCTTTGCGCGGCGCCCATCTTATAGCAATGTTCGCCCGCACTCCGGTCGCCAAAGAGTTCCGCCGCTGGGTGTTGGATATTCTGGATCGGGAAGTGGCGCATTCGCCGATTGCGAAGCAGTTCACCGATGATGAGCTATGTCGACTCGCTTGGATGTGGGATGTAACCAATCGGATGCAAAACTTTGCAAGAGATTTATACCCAGCAATGCGAACAATCAAATCAGAGTATGCAGGTAAGTTTTATGACTTTGGTAATGAGTTTCGCTGGACGTTTGAAGAAGCGAGAAAGGCTATAGCAAAGGCGTCTGAGCATATTGCATATGAACCACAAAACGACGACAACTGGTCGCGGGTGCTACCAAGATTAAGAAAGGAGCTTCACTGACAGGCGCATTGGACGGCGCAAAAAGAAAAACCGCCAGTGGCTGCTGGCGGTCTACTGAAGTCTGACAACGTATAGGAACGTATATGACTAAGAAGAATGTAGCAAATGTAGGTTCAATTGTCACTGATAAAACCATTGACAGCCAGTCGCTGCTTGAAATGGTCAATCAGGCGCGTAAGCAATGCGGAGAGAAGCCGGTACGTAATAACGTATTCATCGATCGCATTCGTGATGAGCTTGAGGGGGAGGGTTACAAAACTTTTGTAACCCCCATGGACAAGTCTAAAGGCGGCGCCGATCAGGTCGTAATCGAAATGACGGTCAAGCAGGCACTGCGTGTGGCCGCACGCGAGTCTAAGGCCGTTCGCCGCTCTTTGGTTGATAAGCTGGAAGACATGCAGGCTATCCAGGTGCCGACCAAAAGCACCTCAGGGCTTACTGAATACCGGCTTGCCAAAGCTGAACAACTCAAAGCTCAGGCGCTGGAGAAAAACATCGCATCGGCCCGCGAGCTGATGTCAATGTTCCCGCGGCTTGGTGAATCGGCTAACCAGGTGATCGTGGCCACCCTTGTTAATCCACTACTCGGTCACGAAGTTGTGCCGCTGCCTGCGATTGAAGAGCATTACTCAACGGCGGGTGAAGTGGCAGCGCAGCTCGGTTGCACTGCGAACAAGATCGGTCGCGTGGCCAATAAACACAACCTGAAAACTGAGCAGTACGGCAAGTTCTTTCTGGATAAGTCGAGACACTCAGATAAGCAGGTTGAGGCGTTTCGCTACAACGCCGATGGGGTTCAGGCACTTCGCCATCTGATTAACGGTGCTGATGTGGCATAACCCATTGAAATTAAATCAGAATGTAATTTTGCATTCTGGTAGTCACCAACCTCGCTCCGGCGGGGTTTTTTATTGCCCGGAGAAAAGTAAATGGCTGGAACGTTTGATGCTGGCAGCGTTATCTACGAAGTCGACATGGATACTTCGCGTTTACTGGCAGCGCGAAGAGAAGTTGATGCGGCACTGAACGGTCTTAATGGGAGCATGGGCCGCCTTGAAGCCAGCGTTAACCGCACTGAGCGCTCTATTGGATCGATGGAACGAACAATGTCCAGCCTTTCTGGCGTTGCTAAAGGCTTGCTGGCCGCGCTTTCTGTGCAACAGGTTGCGAGTTATGCCGATGCCTGGACTGAACTGAATAACAAAGTCGCTAACTCGGTTCGTACTGGAGAGACGCAGGCCGAAGTTATGCAGCGGATCTTTGATGTTTCACAAGCAACCCAGTCATCCCTGAACGGCACGGCGACTCTTTACGCCCGGCTTGAGCGCGGAACCAGAACATACAACACCAGCGCAGAAGATTTAACCCGCCTTACCACCATTATCAACCAGGGATTTGCGGTATCCGGCGCAACTGCTCAGGAAGCTGAGAACGCAATCATTCAGCTATCACAGGGTATAGCTTCCGGCGTTCTGCGCGGCGAAGAGTTTAACTCAGTGTCAGAGCAAGGCAGCCGCCTCATGGTCGCTCTGGCTGATTCGATGGGTGTTTCTATTGGTCAGTTAAGGGCTATGGCCGCTCAAGGGCAACTGACAACAGACGTTGTAGTTAAGGGGCTTCTGTCACAAGGGGATGCAATCGGCAAAGAATTTGCCAACACCACCGTCTCAATCGCCAAGGGATTGCAGGTGGCCGGTAACAACGTAACGAAGTTCTTTGGCGAAAACTCGACGGTTAAATCATTCGCAGCAGGGTTCCGAGACTCTGTTATTACAATAAGCGAAAACCTTGAGACGCTGGGGACAGCCTTAATTGGCGCTGCTGCAATAATGGGCGGTAGGTTTGCTGGCGCGTTAGCAATGGCAACAGCCGCTCAAGCCTCAAGAGTTAAAGCAACCATTCAGGGAATAGTTGCGACAAGGCAATCGGCACAACAGGAAGCCGCAGCAGCATCAGTGACAGCCAGAAAAGCAGCGGCAGATAAAGATGCTGCTCTTTCCGCTCTAAATGTGGCAACTGCTGAGTATAACGTAGCAAAAGGCTCTGCTGCTGAAGCCTTTGCGCTTGAGAACGTTATACGACTAAGAGGGATTTACGTTGCAACATCCGCAGAAGCGGCATTGGCTAATAATGCACTAGCGGCATCACAAGCCAAAGTGGCCGCTACGGGTATAACTTTTGCAAACACAATGAAGGTAGTGAATTCGGTTACCGCCCCTTTGGGTGGACCCATTGGCGTAATAGCCATTGTTGCCGCTGGCTGGTATCTGTATTCACAGCGACAGGCCGAGGCCAGAAAAGAGGCAATAGCTTTTGCTGACACCGTTCCTGACGTTATTAAGCGCCTCAAGGACATGAATCTTGCTCAAGCTCAGGGCGTTAGGGCTGATACGGTCACCTCAATTGAGGCGCAAAAGGAAGCTATTAGCGATCTGAAAGATACCATTTCAGGTCTGCAATCCGATTACGAGAAATATACAACGCTTGCAAGGCAATACGGAGTTACCGAAGATCAAAATAATGGTTTCGTGATTAAGGCAAAGGATGCCGCAAACGAGTTGGCCAAAAAGCGCAGGGATCTGGATGGAGCGACAGCCACTCTTAAGCAAACTGAAGACGCATTACACCTAATTAACATTCAAGTTAATCAGGGCATTGTTGATCAGATGAGGGCTGCCAGAGATAACGCTATCGCTATCGCTGAAGCAGAAAAGCAAGCGTCATTCCTCGGTGGAACCCAGGCATTCCTGGCTGAAAAACTCGGCCAATCAACGCAGGCCCTGAAAGCCTTCAACTCAGAAAGTCTGAAAATAAACTGGGGCGGGAAAGAAGGCGAGAAGTTAATTAAGCAGGCTGAGCGCCGACTTGCCTTGTCAAAATTGGAGGGGGAAGCAAAAGCCAGGCAGCAGGCGGCCTATGATGCTGAGGATGCAGGCGTTACAGATGAGCGAGCAATCAAAAGGCTTCAGGATAATTATGCTGCAACAGAGAGAAACACTCAGGCAAGAAAGGATCAAAAGAAGGAAGATAATGCTGCGGCGTCTGAGGCTAAGAAACTTGCTAACCAGCAGGAATCGGTAAACCAAAAACTTGAAAATCTGCGCCAGCAATCAGAACTCGCTGCTGGCTCAACGCAGGAGTTAAGCCGGGAGCAGGCGATGCTAAGGGCCGAGCAGTCACTCGGTAAATCCGCATCAGCCGATCAGGTTCAGCAGGCTAGAAATTACGCGGCTGCTGTTTGGGATACGGCGGCAGCAATTAAGGCGCGCAATGCCGTTCCTGAGCTTAAAGAAAATGCAGACTACAATGCACAGAAATCGCAACTTGAAACCCTCAAGGATGCTAAAGATGCGCAAGGCAATCTGATCATCTCTCAGCAGCAATACAATCAGGCTAGCGAGCAGCTTGAGCAACAGCACCAAGTTAATCTGGCAAAAATTCGGGCTGGGCAAGTAGTAACTCCTCAGCAACAAGCTCAGGGAGAGATTGATCCAGTTCAGCGGCTTGCTAACCAGCACGCTCAGGAGTTGGCTCTCATCCAGCAGTTCGAAACGCAGAAGGGGCAGATAACCCAGCGCGGTCTTGAACTGATGAATGCCGCTAACACTCAGTACGAACAACAGCGCATAGCGGCGCAGTGGGAGATATGGAGGCAACAAAACGCAGGATATGAGGTAGCTGCCGCGGCGTTTGATTCATTTGCTGGAAACGCCTCCAACGCCCTCACTGGCATAATCACTGGCAGCATGTCTGTCAGCGAAGCTATGCGGTCGCTAGGCTCGACGGTACTTAACAGCGTCATCAACTCCTTTGTCCAGATGGGAGTTGAGTGGTTGAAGTCTGTAATTATGGGGCAGGCTGGAATGACCGCCGCTTCTGGAATGGCTATTGCGCAAGGGCAACTAATAGCCGCATCCATGGCTCCGGCTGCTGCAATGACCTCCCTTGCCACGGCTGGCGCTAACGCTACCCCCGCTCAGGCAGGAATAGCTTCAACAGTTGGCATGGCGCAGGCCCTTTCAATAGCCGGCGCTCGCTACAACGGCGGCCCGGTATCAGCTGGAGGCCTGTATCAGGTCGGCGAGAAAGGGAAGCCAGAGATTTACCAGGCCAGCACCGGCAAGCAGTACATGATCCCCGGCGATAACGGGAAGGTCATCAGCAATAAGGATATGCAGTCAGGAGGAGGGATCAGCGTGCAGGTGAACGTCATAAACCAGTCTACCGGTGCCACTGTACAGAGTGCCGATGGCTACATGCAGGACGGTAGCGCAGTTGTGGACTTGCTGATCACCGACATAGAAAGAGGCGGCCCGGTATCCTCTCAGATGCAGCAGACATTTGGATTAAGTCGTAAAGCGCAAGGCGCTTACTAAACCAAACCCGCTCCGGCGGGTTTTTTTATGCCCGGAGGAAACGTGGCAACAGTTCAATACCCTCCGTTCCTGCCGCTTCCCCAGCGTGCCGATCAGAACATGACGCAGGATACAGCCTGGCAGACGACGCAGACGGCAGTCGGCCCCCTGATAATCACGCCGATCACCACGGACCTGAAAGCGACCTGGACGCTGCAGTGGATATTCACGCTGGCCCAGGCCGAGCGGTTTAAGTCATGGCTTCGCTCGCCGACATACTGCGACCGCGGGCGTAACTGGTTCCAGATGCCGATCGATTTGGGTGATACACAGGGCGTGCAGCAGCAGACGCTGCATTTCGTCGATATGCCGGTGCAGACCAGCAAAAACGGCAACGTGGTCACCTGGACTGCAACGGTCATCAGCAACGGTATCGAGGACATTACCGAGGACTATGACGACTGGATTGTTGAGGCTCAGCCTGGTTATGGATACGGGCTGGATTACCTGATCACCGAAGTGATGCCGAGGGCAGACTGATGCCGACTTTACGAGAATGGAAAGAGCGGAGGCCGGCGAGCGACATCAAACAGACGGTGGAGTTTTATCACCCTGCGTTTGGTTATTATCGGGTGGTAAATAACCTGTTTCGTCCGGCGACGTTCGGCGGAAACTCATTCGAGCCTGCGCGGTTCAGCGTGACCGAGCCGGCGCAGGACGGAACGGCGGTCATATCCATGACCATTACGTTTGTCGCCGCGACAGAGCACGTGAGGCAGACGCTTAAAAGCTGGCGCGGGGCGGCTCGCATGACGCCGATAAAGTGCCTGTATCAGCAGTGGAACGCGATCGGTGATGCATCATCCCTGAAAGACTGGACGCTTTACGTGAACGACATTTCCGCCGATGCCAGCAACGTCACTGTGACCGCCGGAAAGACTAACCCGCTGACGCTGGCCAACTCCATCATTTACACCACGAAAGACTATCCCGGGCTAATCACCGTATGACACAGAGCGACTTTATCGGGCTTGTTAACGGCAAGCCCTGGGCTAACCGCGCCTGCAGTTTTGAGCAGATGGACTGCTGGGGCCTGGTGGTTCTCTATTACCGGCATGTGCTCGGCCTGGAACTGCATCACGTAGCCGGCTACGAATCGGGCGCGGAGTTCATCACCTGCTACGAACAGGAGCGCGCCCACTGGCGGCGTGTGTCGGTGGCTGCCACCGGATGCATCGCCGTTTTTTACCGCGGCGAAGTGCCGGCGCATATCGGTGTGATGATCAGCCCGGTTAAGTGCCTGCATGCCCGCGGCGAATTAGGTTTCGTACGCTGCGACAGCCCGCTGGCATTACTGAAGGTTTACCGCAAAGTGGAGTACATGGTGAATGGTGCGATATGAGTTACAGAGGCTGCCCGGAGCGCCGCTGCAGCGGGGGACGGTAGATGCAGGCACCGCACTGGTGAGCCTGCTGGATTCTCTGCAGCTGCACCGTGATGTTGTCGTAAAACTGAATGGCCGAGCACTGCCGGACGATTACGATATCAGCCGGCCACTGCGATCTGGTGACGTCGTGGCTGTTTTCGACCAACCAGAGGGCGGGGTGGGAAAGCTCATCACCACGATATTGCGCCCGGTCACGAAAATCCTCTCCGGCGCGCTGAAGGTGTTCGGCCTGTCAAATAAGCCCAGCGCGTCGGTATCGGTGGCGACAGGCGAATCCCCCAACAACGACTTAACCGGCCAGACGAACCGCGCGCGACTCTACAAGGGGCGCCCGAACATTTACGGCCAGTGCCGTGTCTTTCCTGACCTGATTCAGGAGGCGCTGTTCGAGTTTGTCGACAATAACAAACAGCTTACGGAGTGGTTCGAGGTCGGTTACGGCCGGTACACCATCTCCTCAATTCGCTACTCGGAATCGAACCTCGGAAGCCTGGCGGGAGCCAGTTCTGCGATTTATAACCCGGGTGACGTGATCGGCACGATTGAAGTCGGGTATCAGTTCGATGATGTCGATAACGAGACAGTCCCCGGGTTAAACGAAAGCCAGGACTTCCCGGCTCAGACCGCGACCACGACGGCGCCGACATCGGTGGCGATCGAGAGTAATCAGTTAAAGGCTGTCGTGCTGTCGAACGATGACAACTTTGCCTACTTCGCTGCGCTGGCGGTGCCGCATCCAGTGTCATTCGTCATCAATGCCACCTGGAACGATGGCGGCACAAGCGTCACACGAAACGTCACTGGTGCCGGGAATATCATCTCATCAGAGAGCTTCATCGGCGAAGACACGCTTTCGTACACGACGTTTTATATCGGCGAACTGTCGGGTGAAATTACGTCTCTGCCGGGCAATGCGGTTATCAACGCGACGCTGTTCACGCTGAATGACCAGACCCCTCTGGTTATCGGACCGTCAGTGTCGCCGATCGTCTCCACTCAGGTCTGGGTGCATGTGCTGGTTCAACTCGGCGCGACGGCCGGCACAACGCAATACCGGATCAAGCTCTGGCAGGTCGATGACGACAACAATCAGGTGCCCGGCACGTCAGAGCAGCACGATTATTTCTTCGATAACGACTTCCAGGTAACGACCCGGTATTTCCGCACAACGCATAAGTTCGTTCCGGCGGCCGGGGCGGGGCGCTATGCGGTCACTATCGAGCGCCTCGACAACAGCAATGACGCTAACGTTGTGACACTGATGGCGATCCACGCGGTGAACGTACGCGAAAACGTCGTGTATCCGGAAGACACGATTGCCCGCATCACGATCAAAGGATCGAATGACAGCAACAGCAACCGCGAGCAGAAGTACAACATGTTGGCGCAGCGGCATACCATCAGCTACGACCGGACGACTGGCGCGGTCGATTACACGCTGCGGCCGAGTCGTTCTTTTGCCGACGCCATCCTTCACGAATGGGTGGTTGTGGGTAAGCAGGACGTGGCCAGTATCGACGTCGCCGCTCTGTATGCCATTGCTGACTCACTGACGGATGCTCAGCTTGGTTATTTCGATTACACCTTCTCTGATGAGAAGCAGTCGCTGGGTGAGAAAATAGCTACGATCGCTAATGTGGCCCGCGTTGACGGCAATAACATCGGCGATGTGCTGACATTCTGGCGTGATGAGAAAGTGACAAATCCGGATGCGGTTTTTGCGCGCTCAAACATGTTCTGGGATGAGTACAAAGTGGCATGGCAAATGTCTCTACCCGGTGGTTATGACGGCGTGGCGCTGGATTACGTCGACCCGCTGACGAACAAGAAGGCGTACATCTACCTGCAGATCGACAGCAGCGGTATTACCGAGGTTGAGGACGCCACGGTTAACGCGATGCAGATCAGCTTGGACGGCTGCCGCAACGCCACTCAGGCAACCGATCGGGCCTGGCTTGAGGCGAGGAAAATCCTTTACTCACGCCTGACCATGACAGTGAAAGTGCTGGAGTCGACGCAGGTGGTGCGAGGTACGGTGGTTCAGTGTCCGGACATGTACGACAACGCGCAGCAGACCGGCTACATCACAGGGCGATCCGGGGATGTGTTCTCGACCTCTGAGCGTATCGACTTTTCCCTCGGCGATATGTGGGTGGTGATGACCGACAGCCTCGGAAATTACCGCGGGCGCTGGCGAGCTTATCCGGTAAGTGGCAAGCCCAAAGCATTCCAGGCTGCAGCCGATACTTTCGATCTGAACATTTATGACCGCAGCACGGTGCAAAACCCCAGCCGGTATTTCATCGCTACCGACTCGGAACTGAACTCCACCATCTGGCGCGTCGATAGTGCCAAGCCAAATGGTGACGATACTCAAACGCTTTCCCTGACTGAGTATTCAGACTCGATTTATCCGTAACACACAGCAGTAATTACCAACCTTCGCGCACACCATCAGATTCACTTCTGAGGGCTTCGTGCGCCTTTTATAGGGCGACATGCACAATGGCAGAAGTACCGTTACCAACTCCCACAGATAACGCTGTTCCGAGCACGGATATCCGTGACGCAGTTTATGCCGGCGCCATGCTGGATAAGGTTGTCACCAGTACCGACCTGACATACACCGATCGCCTCGGCGGTGAGCATTACACCGTAGACGGAATTAAGGCGGAAGGGGATAAGGTCGTTGAGGAAACGAGGCAGAACCTGATCCCTCTCAGCCGGCAGTATATGACCCTTGCAGATGCTCAGGCAGATATTGCGAATATTCCAGAAGGTAGCGCCACCTATGTTCGTAGTTCTGATGGAATTACCCTGGCTGACGAGTATCTCAATAATTCAGGAGTATTAGTTGCCACTGGCCGGGTAATGATTTCCAAGGGATATATCGATGATCTTGCGTCAAGGGGATTAATCTCAACTGAGCTGGATGATGGTCTCGATATTGTTGATGTTGAATATGACCCAGTTTCCATGCGCATGTCTAAGTTCACTATGCGTGATGGTCGTGTTTTTATCCCTTTGCTGCAATTATCTGAAAATGCAGTCGCTGGAAATAATATTCAAAATGGCTCAGTAAGCTCAGAAAAACTTTCGCTGGATGTTCAAAGTATTTTATCTCAGGAACTGGACCCTGATACTGGGTTTTCAGAAATCAACTACGATCCGGTAACCAGACGTATGTCTTCATATACCACAACGGATGGACAGGTCTTCAT